CCTAACAGTCACTGGTAACATCAATTCGTTTGCTACCAATGTGGGCCCAATGAGTCGTATTGCTCATCAAGCCAGCATCACAGCCAACATTCAGGCACTAGCAGGTAATATTGGTTGGACTGGTAAATTATCCAGTGATGATCTAACAGTTACCGGTAACATTGCCAAGTTTGCTGCCAATGTGGGTCCACTCAACTTGGTTGGCCTACAAAGCGTCACCGCCAACGTCAATGCACTGTGGGGCAACGTTATCCCTGCAGGTGGTACACCAGGCGGACAAACATTGTCGGCCAACATCACTGCAATCTGGGGCAACATTGGATCAGTTCCAACAGCCGGTGTAGCTAATTCAGTGTTTGGTGGACAAACCATCACTGCCAACGTCAATGCCATCTGGGGCAACATCGTATCCTTGGTCACCACAGCTGGATCTATTTCTGGCAACACAGATTCTGTGTTACGTTCGGGCACACGATCAATGACAGGTAACTTGGTACCAGACGCCGACGGTACTCGAGCATTGGGCGCACTGGCCACACGTTTTGACTTGCTTGGTGATACTTTTGACTTCACAGGAACAGGACAATTCCATTCCAGTATCACTACCAAAGCAGGTATCAACATGGGCAACACCAGTGTTAATGGACGCATGGGAACAATCTATGCAACAACGTTTAACGGAACTGCTACCACAGCACAATACGCTGACTTGGCAGAACGTTTTGAATCAGACTCAGCTTATCCACCGGGCACAGTTGTGATGCTGGGCGGTGTGGCTGAAATCACAGCAGCCATGGATGACGCCAGTGATGAAGTGTTTGGGGTTATCAGCACTAGACCTGCGCACTTGATGAACAACCAAGACGGTTACACAGACCAAACACATCCGCCAGTGGCCATGACAGGTCGTGTGCCAGTTCGTGTGACAGGCACAGTGAAAAAAGGTGATCGATTGATCAGTGCAGGCAACGGTGTTGCACGTGCTGCCAAATCAGGCGAGTACACTGCATTTAACACAATTGGTCGTTCACTAGAAAATAAAACTACAACAGACGAAGGCGTTGTAGAAGCAACAGTAAAGTTGAATAGTTAATATGGCATACGCATCAGGCAGCTCAATCGAAGCAATTGATTACAATAACCTAGCATGGGGATCTGATGCTGGTGGCACCTATGTGACCACCAGCACTAATAAAAACATTGCAGTTGTTTGGGGTGTAGGTACTGGACGATTTGGTTGGGGACAAAACACAAGCTCTATACCCAAAGCAATAATTAATGCAATCACTACTGCAACCGCGTGTACCGGTTCCACAATCACTGTTGGGGACTCTACCACAATTGGTGTGAATGAAGCAATTAAATTTGGCAGTGCTATTGGGGGGCTAACTGCCGGCGCAACATACTATGTGTATGACAAGCCAACCACCAATACCTTACGAGTTGCTGCCACAGTTAATGCAACTGCGCCAATTGATCTAACCACACAAAGCAGTTTATCAGTCACAGTTCTGCCAGTTGATTTTGCCACAGGCAGTCTCACACAAGTTGCAGCCACTAATAATGTAACAGCCGCTCAATGGAACGGTCTCATACTGGCAACAAACAAAGCATTATATCACACAGGTGGTGCAAACGTTGCAGTGACTGGTGTGTCGGTTGGCACACCAATTGCCTATTACAGTGCTGTATCTACTGCGGTAACCACAGTGTGGAACAATGCCAACACTGGTTCGGTAGGATTCACCACAGACGATGCGGCCTTGACATCAACCAACACCGTTACCTGGGCCAACAGCATTGGGTTCGTATACACTGTGGATTTTGGCAGTGCCGACGAAATGCGGTATTTTTTCAATGCTGGCGGGAAAATAAAATTCAGCCTCACTGGGCCTGCAGGCACAGGACGCAATCTAGATTGGCGAACACTTTGTACTGCAATGGGTACCATAGTATTTGGATACAACACCACTACCAAATCTGGTGGGTCAGGTACTCCAGATACTCTACTAAGCACAGTAGGCAACGGTGGCTTCTGGGGACCTCATACATCAGGAGTGGACCGAGAAGATTTCCAACAGACTTCCACAGGCACTGCATACACAACCAATTACATTGAAATTCTTACTAAAGTGTCTGGTGTCACTGCTGGCAGCAGTGGCGGTAAAGGTACTAGATTGACTTTTACTATTAATCTGGTAGATGCTAATAGCAACATCTATCAACCTGCGGTGGCAACAGGCACAGTGGCCAGCATGGTGGTTGTTAGACCAACATCAAGTGCAGTGAGTGTGACAGGCCCCAGTGGCACTGGCGTGACCAAGACCACAGACGCCGGTACTACCACAGCGTATGCGATTCCAACCGGAAGCCAAACGTTTACCACAGTCGGGGATACCACTTTTACTGTACCTGCCGATGTAACATCAGTTAGTGCTTTTGTTGTTGCGCCTGGAGGATTTGCAGGTGCCACCGCAGGTGGTGGCGGTGGCGGCTCAGCTTACATAGGAACGGTCACAGTGACTCCGGGCCAAACTCTCTATGTCAGAGTAGGAGATAAAAATGCATCAGGTGCCAGCACTGCGTCGTTGTCTATAGTGTCAACTACTACACCAATTGACAGTTCACTTAATTATCTAGTTGCAACTGCTGGTGCAAGCACCGGCACCGGTAATGGTGGCTCTGGCGCAGGTGTTGGTGCGTTTGCCGCAGGTGTTGGTGCAAATGCTGGGCAAGGTGGGCAGAATCCTCTTGGTGGAGGAGGTGGCGCAGCGGGCTATGGTGGCACTGCTGGTAATGGTGGCTATCCATATGTAAGCGGAAACCAACAACTGCAAGGCGCTTATATCTATGGTGCTCAAGGTGGCGGCACCGGTGCTGGTGGTGGTGGCGGTGGTGTACTCTCTGCGTCAGCGGCTGGAGGTGGTGGTGGTGTGGGACTTAATGGAATTGGTACACCTGGTAGCAGTGGTGGCGGCACAAGTACACCGACCACTCAAACTGCTGGAACGCCCGGCGGCGGCGGATCTGGTGGTGCCAGTGGTAGTGTTAAAAATGGTGGAGACTTTGGTGGTGGTGGCGGCGGAACGGCTATCAGCGGCACACCTGGTGGCGGCGCCGTTAGAATAATCTGGGGGCCAAGCCGAAGTTACCCGAGCCAGGCAGCATAAGGAACATGTATGAAATTTGATATTACATTTATTAATCCGGTAGGTAATCCAGAAACATACGTTGCTATTGAGGCTGAAAACGAACAAGCGGCTCGAGAAATGAAAGACAGCTTGTTGACAGCAGCCGGATCATTTTGGCCAGTTGATCAATGGACCATTGCATCAGTGGGACCCACACCAACTGAAACTCCGCCTGCTGATCCAACTCTGATGCCAATGTATTACCCAACAACTGAGCCAGTTCTAACTCTTGAGCAAATGATGGCCAAGCTGACTGCAGATTCACAAAAGGCCGCGGCAGCCCAACTTGCCGCACAACAAGCAAACCCACCAACTTGACATAGTTTTAAGATAGGGCACACTACTCTATCTTAAATACTGTATGGATGTCAATAAACTAAAAATTCAAGCTGATCAGGCATTTGATCGAGACACTGCACGACTAGCACTAAAAGAAAAGATTGATGCACGACTGTGTGTGGCCATCAATGGCGGACTGTTTCGAGCCACGCCCGAACTCATTGCATTCCTCAGCACCTGGCCAATAGAAACTGTTTATCTCCAAGACATACACGATCAGCCCATTGAACTAGATCGTGTGCTTGCGCTGGCCCAGCTGAGCCAAGCATATCAATATGCCATGAACTCCTGGCACGAAGAACACACTCAACAGCAAAAAATCAGGAAAGGTCGTCATGCGTGATGGTGCTCTTGTATTTGCTCATGCCACCGCAGTAGACTATCTGCAAATGGCTCAGGTTGCGGCTCGACTAGTACGCAGGCATTTGAACATGCCTGTGTGCCTGGTAACAGATGGTGATGTTGAGTCCACAGCATTTGATCAAGTTGTGCATGTACCAAAACCCTTAGCAATGAATCAACGCAACTACTGGGTCAACGGTGTCAAAAAAACAGCACCCTGGTACAACAGTACCAGATCAATGGCGCTGGATCTGTCACCATGGGATCGCACACTGTTGATTGATGCAGATTACTTTGTGATGTCTGACCAATTGAAACTGCTACAAAAAACAAATCTAGGTTTTGTGTGTTATACAAATGCACATGACATTCGCGACAACAAACCAATTGATGTCAGTTGTGGCTATCGGCACATGGCCTGGGCCACAGTGTGTTGGTTTGATAGATCAGAGCATTCGCAAGGTGTGTTTGCCATGTGGAAGCACGTGGTAAAAAATTGGGCCTACTATAATCTTGCCAATGACTTTGGCAAACCGGGCTTGCGTAACGACCATGCGTTAACTATTGCATTAGAAACAATGAGCGGACATTCTGCCACGTATCCAACCATACCAGGATCAATGGCCACAGTTGTACCCGGTACACAACTGTATGATATTAGAGCAGATGGCACAGTGTTATTCAAAACACATGATAAATTTTCATTAATCAAAAATCAAGACTTGCACATGGTAGACAAACAGATTGCATGCGACTCGCAATGGTTAGAATTGTTAGAGGCAGTTCATGCGTGAGTTTGCAGGAGAGCAAGGCTACTTGACATTTGCACAAAACACTGACACAGTTGACTATCTACGACTGGCATACGCACAAGCATTGAGTATCAAATGCACACAGAAGATCAACAGTTATGCAGTGATAGTTGATGCATACACAGCTGAACAAATACAACACTGCCATAGGAAAGTGTTTGACTACATCATAGTACTAGAGCAAGATGATGCCAAAGAACATGACTGGAAGCTGGCAAACGAATGGCAAGCATTTGATCTTACACCATTTAGAGAAACGGTCAAACTAGAATCCGACATATTGTTTACCAGGAACATTGACCATTGGTGGACAGGCATGCGATCACAAGAAGTCACATTCACTACCTGCATACGCAACTATCGCGGCCAAGTAAGCAACAGTAGAGAATATAGAAGATTGTTTGATGAAAGCAATTTACCTGATATCTATACCGGCATGTTTTATTTTAGACACAGTCAAACAGCACGTGATCTATTTAATGCAGCCGCCACAGTGTACCAGCAATGGCCCATGTTTAGGGACAGTGTGTTAACTAGATGCAATAGCAAACACGCCTCAACAGACGAAGCCTTTGCAGTAGCCGCCAAATTAATCGGTGTAGAACGTGTGACTAATCCTGCACTTGATTATCCAAGTTTTGTGCATATGAAAGGTGCAGTCAATGGGTTGGGCGCAAATGACAAGTGGAATGAATTGTTGTTTCATCAATGGACAGATGAAATGGATCTAAGCATTGAGTTTCTTCGCCAACAGTATCCAGTACACTATTATCAAAAAGATTTTGTCACAGATAAAACAATAGGTGCATATGAACAAAGATTATCCAAACTTAATAACAGCGTTTGAATCCTCAACATGGCAACCACCGGTACCTGAATATCGGGTGTACTATGACAAGTCTGGAACCATAACAACCAAAACAACAGCACCATTGATAGGTGACTATATTGTGGTGTCTAGAGAAATGTATGACAGCATTGTGATGCACACACAGTGGCATGTGATAAATGGACAAGTTGAAATAAGACCGGTTGTGGAAATCCCACGTCATATGTTACAATACACAGCTGAAGGCCCGTACCGATCACTGCCAGGAAATGCTATATTTTTGGTAGATGACGATTATGCTGGCTCCACTGATAATTGGACAATATGAAAACTGTAGACATTGCAGACCTAGATGTAATTTTTCTAACCTACGACGAACCTCGCAGAGAAGAGTCATGGGCCAAAATCAAAAACATGGTACCTTGGGCCAAGCGTGTGGATGGCATAAAAGGCAGTGATGCCGCACACAAAGCCGCAGGTGCGGCCAGCGATACAGATCGCTTTATACTAATTGACGGCGACAATATTCCTGACCCAGAGTTCTTTAACAAACAAATCACACTGGATCCACATCATGAAAGATGTGTGTTGCGTTGGAGAGCAAGAAACGCCATCAACGGACTCATGTACGGCAATGGTGGACTCAGCTCGTGGACCAAAAGTTTTGTAGAAAGCATGCGCACACACGAAGCCACTGATGGTCGTAATGAAACACTGGTGGAGTTTTGCTTTGAACCTGACTACTGGGCCATGCATGACTGCTACTCAACCACGTATCCTAATGCCAGTCCATTTCAGGCCTGGCGAGCAGGCTTCCGTGAAGGTGTTAAAATGTGTCTGGATCGCGGAGCAAGACCCAACTTGGACGAGTTTGAAAAACGTGCCCACAATCGTAATCTTGATCATTTGACCATTTGGCAAAGTGTGGGTGCTGATGCAGAGAATGGCTTCTGGGCCATATACGGTGCTAGACGTGGCACACAAATGACCATGCTTACAGACTGGGATTACACCCAGGTACAAGACTTTGATGAACTGGCAAAACTTTGGACTGTGTACCAAAATGACGGCCCTGACGAATGCACTGAAGTAGGCAACATGCTACGCAAACGCCTGGGACTTAACATTGTGGATCTAGACCCCGAACCCAGTGCATTTTTCAAACATCACTACAAGTCAAATTTTGTCAATAGAGGAATAATGAGTCGTGAGTAAAAGTGATTTCATGACAGCCGCAGAACAAATGCGCCACACACTAGGCGAAGGTCTTTGCTTGGCCAAATGGAAACAGGTTAGCTTGCACTTGCCCACAGGATTGAACAATTCATGCTATCATCCTCCACTACACAAGATTCCTGTGGAACTGCTAGCAGGCAATCCTGGCGCACTGCACAATACTCCACATAAAAAAGCTCAGCGCAAGATCATGTTGAAACATGAACGTCCAGACGAGTGTAGTTACTGCTGGTCAGCAGAAGACAATGGACAACTCAGTGACAGGCACTACAGGTCAGGCGAGGAGTGGGCCGCAGAGGATCTTGACAAGATATTGGCCTCAACCGGAGACGAAGATGCATTACCTAGCTATGTGGAAGTTAATTTTAATCATGCTTGTAATCTTAAATGTAGCTATTGCAGTCCGCAATTTAGTTCAAGCTGGGCCGCTGAAGTTGCACAACATGGCGGATTCCCTACGTCCAGCCCTCACAATAGTCCTGAGTATTTTACTGGTAGTCGTCGCCCTATTCCTGCCCGAGAACACAACCCCTACGTTGATACCTTCTGGGAATGGTGGCCAGAGCTGTACCCCAAGCTAAGACATTTTAGAATGACAGGTGGTGAGCCACTGATGGATCACAATACCTATCGTGTGTTTGAATACGTGCTGACCTTGCCGCATCCATTGTTGCATTTGGATGTGACCAGCAACTTCAGTGTGGAGCCTGTGTTGTTTGAAAAGTATCTTGGCTATGTCAAACAGTTATGCAACACACAGATTGAACACTTCATGCAGTATGTGAGCCTGGACACCTGGGGCAGTCAAGCAGAGTACATACGCAATGGCATGGACTTTGTGAGAGTGTGTGACTATGTGGAACGCTATTTAGAGGAAGTACCCAATCGCAACAGCCTTACGTTTATCATGACCATGAACAATCTCAGTGTCACGGGCATGCATGACATGCTGGATTGGATACTGGAACTACGTGCCAAGTACAGTAAAACATATCAGCGTGTGTGGTTTGACACACCGTTGCTGAGACAACCACGTTGGCAAAGCCTGCAGATACTGCCGCCTGCGTATGCCAACAGAATGAAAATAAACCTAGAGTTCATGCGAGCACACCTAATCACAGATGATAGTTTTGTGGGATTCAAAGATTATGAAATACAGCGCATGGAACGAGACATTGCCTGGATGACTGAGCCACAAGACGCACAAGAAGTCAATCATGCACGTGCTGACTTCTATAGATTCTTCAACGAACACGACCGTAGACGCGGTACTAACTTTTTACAAACATTTCCAGAGATGAGCCATTTCTGGTGGAATGCAAACATCATGCCGAAACTGAACAACGAAACTGATATAGAATTCAAACGCAGAGTGATTGACATCAAGTCAACCAGCTTCTGCGGAGCCAAATGGTACAATGCTACCATATGGTTGGGTAGTGGACAAACAACCAGCTGCCACCACCCACCTGCACACTCAATTGACTTGCAAGAAATAAAAACCAATCCTGCCGCACTGCACAATACCACTCGTAAAAAAGCTGATCGTGAAATGATGCAAAAAGGTGAACGCCCAGCAGGCTGTGAATACTGCTGGAAGATAGAAGACATGGGCCCTGAGTCTGTCAGTGACCGTGTGTACAAAACTGTAATACATTCCGAGGAGGACCTAAATGTTGCATTTGCCAGACCCAGCTACACAGACTTCAACCTTCGCACGTTGGAAATTGCGTTTGACAGAACTTGTCAGTTCGCTTGTTCTTATTGCAACCCTGCTTTTAGTAGCACATGGGTTAAGGACATTGGTAATAACGGGCCATACACAGGATTGGTATCTGACGGCAGGAACCATTTTACTCACGCTCATGATAGTAGTCAACTGTATAAATTCAATGAAGTTAATCCGTACGTGGAAGCATTCTTCCAGTGGTGGGAAACAGATCTCCACCAGACACTAACAGAGCTTCGCATCACCGGAGGCGAGCCACTCATGTCAGGCTACACCTGGCAGCTGATTGACTGGTTCAAAGCCAATCAAGGCAAGAGCCATACCAAACTGGCCATCAACAGCAATCTTGGCATGGAGCCGGTCAAGATGCTGGATTTTATTCGGCGTGTGGAAGGTATTCCGCATCTGGAAATCTACACCAGCAACGAAGCACTGGGCGCACAAGCAGAGTATATTCGTGACGGATTGAATTACCGGCAATGGCTCAGCAACATGGAGATGTTGATCAATTCAGGCGCAGTAAATCAAATGCATGTGATGTGTACAGTCAATGCATTGTGTCTGGAAAGCCTGCCTGAATTTTTAGATGAATTGGTTGTGTTGAAGAAAAAGTACAGCAGAGACTTTCCTAACTTCACGTTGAACATCTTGCGTTTTCCTAGTTTTCAAAGTCCACTGGTATTACCATATGAGATTAGACAAAAGCATGCAGACCGCCTGGCACAGTTTTTGGTACGCCACAAAGGACAAAACTACTTGCATGAGCATGAGATAAACCACGTGGAACGTCTAGTAAAGTATTTGCTTGAAGTAGATACACCTCATGCAGAAGCATTTGAAATGCCTAAATTGTTGAATGACTTCCGACAGTTTTATATCCAATATGATCAGCGCCGCGGAAAAAACTTTGTAAATACATTCCCGGCTCTCAAGGATTGGTATGAAACACTCTAAGACATTTTGCATATTGCCATGGATACATCTTCATGCATTCCCTGATGGCCGTGCGTATCCTTGTTGTATGGGAGAATATCACTCACCCATTGGCGATCTTAAAACACACACAATGGAGCAGGTGTGGAATCAAGCGCCACTAGCTACCATGCGAAAGAACATGCTACAGAATGTCAAGTCCAAAGAGTGTGTCAAATGCTATGAGCTAGAAGAAAATGGTTTTGTCGGCATGCGACAAAGCATGAACCGTGCGTTTGCACATCACATGCCATTGGCAGATCAAACACTTCCTGATGGCACACTGCCTGACTTTCGACTACGCTACTATGACATTAGATTTAGTAATCTGTGTAATTTCCGTTGCCGCAGTTGTGGCAGTGTGTTTTCCAGCAACTGGTATGATGACGAAGTTGCCGCACATGGTCAAGTACAGCATCCCAAGATCATGTTTGCTGGCCAACACAAACAAGACATGTGGGAGCAAATGCAACCGCATATACCACATCTAGAACAAGTGTACTTTGCAGGCGGCGAACCCTTGATCATGGAAGAACATTATCGTGTGCTAAAAGAACTAGTACAGAGAGAAATGTTTGATGTCAGACTGGTATACAACACCAACTTTAGTGAATTAGATTTCAAAGATGAAAGTGTACTGGAGTTATGGAAACTGTTTAAGAATGTCAGCGTTGGTGCTAGTCTAGACGCCAGCGGCACACGAGCAGAGTACATTCGCAAAGGCACAGTATGGCACAAGATTGTACACAATAGAGAACGCATGTTGTCTGTGTGCCCTCAAGTTGACTTCTATATAAGTAGTACCGTGGGCATACTAAATGTATGGCACTTGCCAGACTTTCATCGTGAATGGGTTGACTTGGGATTGATACGCCCGCAAGATTTCAACATCAACATGTTACAATCACCTGAATGGCAACGTGCAAATCATCTGTCACCGGAGTTGAAACAACAAGTGAAAGAACGCATACACAATCACCTTGAGTGGCTTGGTCCATTGGATCACATGAATCGTGCAACCAATGGTTATCGGAGTATTATAAAGTTTATTGATCAACCTGCTGATGCAGATCAACTAAAAGAGTTTTTTAGAGAAACTGATCAATTTGATCAAATACGCAATGAGAGTTTTGATGCTACCTTTCCTGAACTGACTGGATTGAGAGACCATGCTACCAAATAACAATATATGTGTGCTACCGTGGATGAGCATAGAAGTAACCCCAATGGGTAACAGTCGCCCGTGTTGTTTGGCCATTGATGAAATACCAGACAACACTGGTAAATCCTACGACCTTACCGCAGTGCCTATTCGTGAAGTATATCACAGCAAATACATGCAGGATCTAAGGCAACAGTTTCGTGCAGGAGAAAAACCCAGCACATGCACACGATGCTGGACAGAAGAATCTGCAGGACGTACCAGCAAACGTATGAACATGTTGGCCAAATTCAACAATGATATCCAATCAATTGAATGGGACACAGACACCCCTGAACAATTATGGTTCTTGGATCTTAAACTAGGCAACATCTGTAATCTCAAATGTCGTATCTGTGGATCCTGGAGCAGTAGTAAATGGGCACAAGAAGAACTAGACTACTACCCAACAGCCACTAGAGAAGAACGCAAAAAACATTCAGCGTATGTATGGCTACGTCAGGGTCAGTGGCCACGTGAAAGCATTGACTTTTGGAACAACATTGATCAAGTGCTGCCTGGTGTGCGCTACTATGAATTTACCGGTGGCGAACCATTCTTGATTCAAGAACATTTTGATTTGTTACAACGCACAGTAGATCAAGGCTATGCATATCTTGTGGATGTACACTACAACACCAATGGCACACAGTATCCAGAAGCCGCAGTGGAGATGTGGAAAAAGTTCAAGCATGTGAACATTGCATTCAGCATTGACGATCTTGGCGCACGATTTGAATATCAGCGTTATGGCGCCAACTGGGCAGAAGTGGAACAAAATCTAGACCGTTACTTAGAGTTAAGCAAAACACACACCAACATCACGCTACAAATGTGTATAACTGCAAATATACAAAACGTATTGTACTTGCCTGAAGTCATGGACCATGTGTGGGCAAAAGGTTTTCGTGACGTATACATCAACATGTTACATGATCCAATTCAACTCAACATCAAGCAAATGACTCCAGTGGCGATTGAACTGGTATGTAACAGACTAAATCAAGTTCCGACCAGCAACAGATTCTATCGTGATTTCCAACAGTTAATAACGGTGATACAAACAGGTACTGGTAGTGATGGTCAAGAGTTTTGCAAAACTATCAAACAAGGTGACGTGTATCGCAAACAAAATTTTGCTGACCATCACCCAGACATAGCAAAGGCCATGGGATATGAATAAAGTTATCCCGTTGGTTAATGTTAGTGCATTGCAAGCCCTGACGCCCGCACCTCTTGGTCGCGCAGAGGTTGACTCTGACTACATGACACGGTATATACAAACTGGAATGGATTTTAACAAGGATCTTGGACTAGCAGGCAAATATTGTTATCACCCATTTAACACAGTCACGATAGACCATCGAGGTCGTTGCTATGTATGCACCTGTCAGGCATGGTTACCAATCAGCGTAGGTAACATTTTAGATTTTAATTCGCTGAGTGAAATTGTTCACAGCTCACGTGCTAGAGAGATACAACGAAGTATCGTAGATGGCAGTTATCGTTACTGTGACAATAAAACTTGCGGGTTATTAATCAGCGACGCAATGGAAACTAGAATTGAGCACAAACCAGACACTGTGAATTGGATCAATTTCTGTATCGATGACAGTTGCAACTTACAGTGTCCTAGCTGTCGCACAGATTTAATATTTCATAAACAAGGTCCAGAATTTGATCTACGTATGAAAATATCACAGCATGTGAGCAAGCTGATCAGCGAACACAATCATTTTTTACGATTTACACTAAGCAACGATGGGGATCCATTTGCTAGTCATGTGTACAGAAACCTAATGACAACTATTGCGCCACAACTGGTCAATCAGCTGGAGATTGAAATAGTAACTAACGGCATATTAATGAAGTCACATTGGCACGAAATTGAAAACATATACCCTAACCTCACACTAATCAAAGTCAGTTTTGATGCTGCCACCGAACAAACATACAACAAAACACGATGCGGCGGCAGTTGGAACAAAGTAACTGAAAGCACTAGATTTGTAGCTGATTGGCTGGCTCAACGCAAAGCACAGCATCTCAATGCATATACTAGATTGGTAGCTAATTTTGTAGTGCAACAAACAAACTATCATGAGATGATTGACTTTGTAACACTGTGCAATTCGTTGGGTGTTGATCAGATCTTGTTTCAAAAAGTAACTAACTGGAATACGTGGATTGATGCCAACGGCACAGATCAGTACAGCGCACATGCAGTATGGCAACAGTCGCATCCTGAATATCACAAGCTGAAAGAAATACTAAAAGATCCTGTGTTTCAACAGCACAATGTTAAACTAACTAACCTAGCGGATCTACTATGAACAAACCTGATTCGTTATGCTTGGCTCCTTGGACACACACATATCTTAGTCCGCAGACTGAGCGCCGCATGTGTTGTGCAAGTCGCGAGCCTGCACAAAACTTTCAACAGTATATTGACACCAGCGCCGGTTCTGGCAAGTATATACCTATCACTCTGGACGAACATTGGAACGGTGACCACATGCGCTCCGTACGAAAACGCATGCTGTCCGGCGAAACATTACCCGAGTGCGAAGTATGTAATGATAAACTGTTGAATACCTCTGTGTATAGAGATTACTTCACGCACTTGTTTGCACACAAACTTGACCAAGTACATGCCAGTACAGATGACACCGGGCACACTACAATGCAACCGATCAGCTGGGACTATAGATTTAGTAATCTTTGTAATTTCAAATGTCGCATGTGTGGAGACATGTTGAGCAGTGCATGGGAAAGCGAGCAACGTGTACATGGCATGATAGATTGGAACAATCCAAAGAACAACTGGATGAAGCCAGTCATACGCGATGAAATACATCAGTTTCAAACCACGCAGGTTGAACATGAGTTCAGTCAGGCAGTTGAAGAACATCGTGTTGAGGAGATATATTGGGTGGGTGGCGAACCCTTGATGTACGAACAACATTGGAAGTACATGAAAAGAATAATTGAATTAGGGGACGGACCAAATGTCTATGCAAGATATAATACAAATCTCAGCCGTGTTGATTATCGCGGTGTCAATCTTTATCGGGATATTTTATCTGGGTTACGGGATTGGCAAATCTGCGCATCGCTCGACGGAACAGGTAAAATTGGTGAGTACATTAGATCAGGTCTCGACTTCGATGCTTGGCTTGAGAACTTCGCTCAAGGAGTTGCGATTGCGACTAATCCTAGACAGATGCGAATCGACTACACCCTTACCCTGCCAGGAATGTTTGAGGTTGAACGGATTGAACGACTGTCCGCAACCTACGGAGTACAAGTTCTGGCGAAGGTAGTTTTTAGTTTCAGTCCGGACATAGTTATGTCACCTTTAGCCCTACCTCGGGACATGTTACACTCTTGGGTAGATGAAATACTTTCTGTGGTGAAGACCGACTCGTTAAAGGATATCTTGGTTCAGCTGAAAACTAGACCTACGTTTGCGGAACAGTGGCCCGACCAATATCAAACAGCACTGCGCCGTGGTAAAGACCGTGTGTTGAAATTAGAAAGCATACGAGACAATCCTATCACAATGGCAGAGATATTGAGTGAACGATCGGATGTATTGCACTGGTGGAATAACATATGATATTATTAAGTTCTGGCGATAGCTTTACATATGGCAACGAGCTCAGTGATGACAACCCTGCACGTGCTAGTAACAACACATGGTCGGCGAACCTAGCAAAACATTTTGGGTTTGAGCACCAGTGTGTGGCCAAAGGCGGCGCCGGCAACGACTATATTTCTAGATCACTCATAACACAGGCCAATGAACTTCGTAAAAAAAGCAAACAGTTTGCAGTAGCGGTAATGTGGACCTATCCTGGACGCATTGAATTAAAAGTTCAGTCCGAGTGGCACCAACTAAACGATTATGTATTTTGGGATTCGACTGAAAAACTACAAGCACAGTGGCCCGATAAAGGTGAAAAATTTTATGCATCAATACTAGACAGAATTCAAAAAGACCGAGAAGCAAATCGATTGGATTTGTTCAGAGACTATATGAAATTTACGGTGTTAACTGGTGACTATGCAATAGTAAAATCTTATCAAAGTATATTTGTTACCGCACAATATCTAATGCATCATGAAATTCCTTTCTTTTTTGTAAATGCAGTTGACGAGGCAAACATCACTGGAAATTACATACCTCAGGACAGTTTGCCTTACCTGGACAGCATTGACCAGCAAGACTGGATGCCTGTTCCTAGTTTCTATTCCTGGGCAAAAGAAAATAATTATAAATTTGGGTCAGCACACCCATTGGATCGAGCACACACAGATTACGCTAAACTGATACTAGCTACAGGATTGGTAGAAACAAAATGGCAATTAAAGTAGTATTACGAAACCCATTGGATCAGCAAGATCTAATAGACTATGACATTGTGCCCGATGACACATTGTTGGCACATGACTGGCAACAGGCACTAAAAGAACTGTTAGTGCAAGGTCGCATGCTGGAAAAGAACTTTTGTTTTCTCGGCTTTCCTGGCACTGCACGTACACTTGATTACATCTGCAAAGAATTAAACGAATGCGTGTACGATGTCAATGCTATGGATTGGCAGTCAGTTGGACTTGCACCGTATATAATTGAAGAGTGGTTCACACCTGACTCAGTTAGATTTGGTTTAGAATATCCCTGTGAGCTAACCGATACCAGCCTAGGATTATCAGTCAAACACGAAGTAATGAACAAACTGCACAATCATTTTGAGAGACTTCAAGGCACTGTATGGTCACCTAGTGAGTATTATACTCAGGCCACTCCAACTGTTAAGTATGCAATTAGACAACTCAACACACTGTGCCATGAAATTGAATCTCTGGTGCTGAGCCAACGCAAGGCATATCGTTTGCCAGAATGGGTACGCCCAAGCCAAATTACTACGTTTATCAGCGCACCAAGATACGATCTTAAAGATCGGCATCGTGAAGGATTTGTTACCAATGGATATGACAGAAAATTTGGACATGTGTACATGCACTGGGCACAAATTGGCAAAACACTGTTTGAAGTATTTCGTGATGAGCATGCACCAGAACTAACTGATACTGTATGTGAAGCAATCACTCAATTGAAATACTATTCCGGTGAATTTGACATTGAATGGGGACGAGATGTAGTACGTACAGGCGACTTTCCGTGGCACGTGGAAGAACAGGATCGTTTTGAAAAATGGTTGATACAAAACAACATAGATCCAAAAAATCCTGCAATGAGCTCAGGATATTTGCCATTGGGACAGGTAGAATTACAACAGAGTTTTGGCACAACCGATATTGGCACCATTTGGCAAATACTCAGCACACACCTGGATATATACAGTATCGAGGTAGACGGAGTTGTTCAAACATATGATTACTGTTGGAGCGATACTGACTACAAGCAGTCGCAGATCAGGAGACTACTATGAGTTGGCTTAAAAAAATATACAACAGAATTAAAATGGAAATTGCTTATCGCAAGCGATTAAAAGAGTTGCGTAAACGAGATCCATTTATCTACTGACATGAAAAAAATACTTGTTCTAGCCTGTAGTAGCGGATTGGGCGTCGAATGCGAAGATGTAATCAATCATTGCTGGCCCAACATACTAGGAGACCTTACTAACACCGCAGTAACCAATGCCTCTGAAGCTGGCGGTAGCAATGACATGATGTATCGCAAAGCACTGTCAATGACTGCAACTGAATCGTATGACCTGGTATTGATTGCATGGACAAACATTGATCGCATGGAAGTGTATTTTAACGAAGAGATTGTGTCTAATAGATTACCTGACGTACTAATCAGTGAAAAATTTCCTCGTGTGCAAGGACCTGGGCCAGTCAGTGTGTCTCATCATTGGAGTGACTTGCCTTGGATTGAAAAATACTATGGCATGCACTATAATGAACGTTACTTACTAGAGCGATGGTTGCACCAAGCAATCACACTTCAAGAATATTTCAAAGCCAAAAAACAGCCATTTGCTTACATATCAAACTTTGGAAACACTCAGTATCTAAAAAATCATACAGACATTCCTATGTTAAAGATGCTGGATGTAAAATCTTGGATTGGTAACTGGCCTGGGTCAACTTTACGCGACTGGGGTGCACCAATTGGCGTACACAAATATGGTCATTTTACGTTAGACGCACATAAATTTATTGCAGAAAAAATACATGAGCATATTAGGAATCGCGGCTGGCTTTCATGATGCCGCACTAGCGGTAATTGACAAGCATGGGGACATTGTATTTGCTGGACACAGTGAGCGTTACAGCAAAATCAAACACGACAAAAATTTATCGCCAGGCTTGATTGCCGAAGTATGCAAATTTGATATACATGAAATAGCATATTATGAACGTCCTTGGGCACAACAGTTGCGTAGATTGTACACCGGCGAAGGAGTAGAGTGGAACAAGCTCACAGTCCGGCAGATATTAAAAAAACAAATTAACGAGTTCAGTGCATTCTCTGGACCAGTAGTAGCATATCCGCATCATCTGAGTCATGCGGCAGCAGGATTTCAAACAAGCCCATTTACCCGTGCCACAGTGGTTGTGATAGACGCTGTAGGTGAATGGGACACAATAACCATCTGGGGCGCAGAATACGATCGCAATGGACACGCACAGTACAAGAAGTTATGGCAACAAGGTTACCCGCATAGTATAGGATTGTTCTACAGTGCAATGACCCAGCGAGTAGGGTTGAAGCCCCTGGACGAAGAATACATTTTGATGGGCATGGCAGCGTATGGTGAGCGTGGCTTTGGTGACCTATTAAAAATGGACATGATAGAATCAGAATTTGACATTCGATTCAAACACAATCTACACACTGGTATAGATAAAAAATATCTAGCCTACATCAGTGACTTTGATATAGCTGCCGGCGCACAAGATCTTGTGGAAACACTCATACTCAATGTTATGCTACGTGCTAAGAAGTTTGGGTGGAGTAGCAATCTGGTGTACGGTGGAGGTGTTGCGCTCAACTGTGCCGCCAATAGATTTTTAGGAGAATATTTTGATAACATTTGGATTATGCCTTGTCCTGGTGATGCTGGTTCTAGTCTGGGGGCCGCCGCTGTTAGTTTCCGTGGTTGTATTAATTGGACTGATGCTTGTCTTGGGCATGATATACCTGGCGACTATCCTGTTAATGATGCCGTGGCTGCTCTTTTGCGTGGTGATATTATTGGTGTGGCGAGCGGTCGAGCCGAGTTCGGCCCGAGAGCGTTGGGAAACAGAAGTCTCCTCGCAGACCCAAGAGGAACAGAAATCAAAGACAAAGTAAATGAAATCAAACGTAGACAAAAGTTTAGACCCTTTGCACCCGTTGTATTGGAAGAGATGGCTGATCAGTATTTTACTATGCCTCGCGGGTGGGATCGCAGTCGGTACATGCAGTCAGTCGCTGACTGTAGGCATCCTGAGTTATTTCCTGCTATTGTTCACGCTGACGGAACTAGTCGTGTTCAGACCGTACCGAAAGATGGAAGCGGAATTAGAGAGCTCCTTGAAAAATGGTTCGTGTTAACTGATTGTCCTATGTTGCTAAACACCAGCCTAAACATACGTGGCGAACCTATGGTCAATGATCGTGCTGACGCAGACCGCTTTGAAAAGTTATATGGCATAAAGGTCTACAGTTAATGTATGATGTATTTTATACCGGCACAGCACCTGGCGTGTTTGCACACGAACGCAGTGCCAACAACATTGAACACGCACAGCAACTGAGTCGTACACGTTACTTCTGGTGGGTAACTGCACATTGTGACTACACCGACTTTGATTTTTACTTCACACCTGTACCTTGGCAAGGAGACTTCACGCATGTATGGCCCACACAATGGAAAGAGTTCTTTGGTGCATACCTTGTGCCCACCAACAGTAAACAACTAAACTATCACCACCACAGTGAAGTGTTACCTCCGCGGCAGCATCCAGAGCACTATACAAAACTAATCAACTGCGAGTTTGATACTGAGTGGGTTCCGCATCCTTGGGACCCACCTTACATCTATGTGTTTGGTAACCAGTGGTACCCAGCAGAGAAAATGCCCACTGTTGAATATCATGCGCCGGGTGCAACTGAGCGCAAGTTCATGCCGTGGCCACGTGCGCAACTGGTTCCTGACACTACATTATGGACAGTGCCAGAAGGCATTGATCCCGGCGACGTGGATTTTTCATGGGTGCCCGATCCGGGCTCACCTCCATATATCTATCAGTTTGCCACACAGCATCAGAAAACAGGTGGCCCACAATATCGTATGCCCGGTGCAACTGAAGTAAAGTATGTGGAACAAGTAAAGGTACGCACCAGTCGTGTGGCTACAGCCGTTTATGAAATTGATCACAGTGACGGCAACACCGGGTATGTTCCAAACATTACTCGACGTATTCGATTCTTTGACAACTACAAGGACACACTGATACGTCTGGCAACCAGTATAGGCGATGAACATGACTTTGTGTGGATATGTAGCAGTGCGTGTGACTACACAAACTTTGACTTCACATGGCACCCAGAACAATGGCAAGCTACTATGTTGCATGTGTTCCCAAGCAACGACCAAAAGTTTGGAGACACATTCTTCATGCATGTGCCCACCTTTAGAGCACGTGCTGAACAGTACGAATTGTTAGATTGGTATGACCTAAACTTCTGCACCGACCAGTTAGTGCCACGCAGACCATTTCCATGTGTTGAATATTCTGGATCCAGTGTTGTACCAGTTATTCGCGAGCATGAGTTTTTGGCCCCGTATACGTTATTTCAGCATACCTTGTACAGTTCAACACAAGTACATGCTAGTCCGAGCCTGTGGAGTAAAAAACACCGTGAACTGATTACATTTAGCGCAGGAAACAGCGCCGCACTAGTGCCTAAAGATGTAAAACAACACCTTGAGACACAGGTTTATGACTACCCTTGGATCAAGAAAAGTAACGATCGCTTGCCCGAACTGCCACAAGACATTGTGTTTATCAGTTACGATGAATTGAATGCAGATCAAAACTATCACAATCTTGTGAGCCGTTTTTCAAATGCCAAACGAGTACACGGTGTTGAAGGAATGGTTGCGGCACTAGAAGCAGCCGCACGTGCTAGCACAACTGATTGGTTCTATGCAGTGTTTGCCAAGACACAGGTACATGAGTCATTTGTGTTTGACTTTGCACCAGATCGTTTCCAACAACCCAAGCATTACATATTCTATGCTATCAATGCAGTGAATGATCTAGTGTATGGAGAAATGGGCATCATCTTATACAACCGTCAAATGGTACTGGACGGTCCTGCTGAACTGGGCATTGACTATACCATGAGCTTTCCAAATGAAACCATACCGCAAATCAGTGCTTACGGTAACTTCAACACAGATCCATATCAGACCTGGCGTACTGCATTCCGTGAAACTGCAAAACTATGTTTGTTCCAGTATCAGACACCCAGCGTGGAAACAGAACACAGACTTGGTACATGGTTGTCACACGCACGTGGTGCGCATGCTGAGTGGGCATTGCGTGGTGCGCAGGACGGAAAACAATTCTTTGAAGAAGTAGGTGCAGACGAAGCGCAACTAAAAGCAATGTTTAGTTGGAAATGGTTACGTGAACGCTACTGTAGTCTTTACGAAAAAACTTCTTGATATAGTCGCACACAGAAATCACATCACGGTGGCTCATTTGTGCATGTACAGGCAAACTCAAGCAACTGGCAGCTAGGTTTTCACTCACTGGTAAACTGAGATTGGTTAGGTATACCGGCTGTTGATGCATGGCACGTGGAAACTGTATGCCTGTTTCTACGCCATGGTATGCCAGATACTGTTTCAATTCATCACGTTCATTGGTAGTGATCACAAACTGATTGTACACATGACTGCTCACAGGGTTAGTTGCTGGCAAATCAATTTCTGTCACAAATGCCAGCTCTCCGCGATATACACTGGCATGCTCTTGCCTACGTAGATTCCAATCATGCAAGTACGGTATCTTGGCATGTAGCACAGCCGCTTGCAAGCCATCCAAGCGTTCATTCCAACCACGCACAAGATGCTTGTACTTTTCCAGCCTTCCGTGATCACGTAGCATCCTGACCAAGTGACACATCTCCTCACTGCCTGTTACTGCACCAGCATCGCCCATGGCACTGAGATTCTTGCCTGGATAAAAACTAAAGCAAGTGGCATACACTAGGTCACCAACAAAACGATCAATATATTGGCACCCTGCACTTTGTGCGGCATCTTCAATGAGTGGGATATCCCCGGCGATAGTCTTGAGTGCATCAATGTCTAGTGTTTGTCCGTACAAGTCAACAAACACAATAGCCTTGGTACTGGTATTGAGTAACCCAGCCACGGCGGCTAGGTCTAGAGTGTAGTAACGTGGATCAATATCAACAAACACAGGCGTAGCACCCAATTGGCTGACCACTTCAGCAGTGCTGATAAAACTCATTGTTGGCACAATCACTTCATCACCGGGCCCTATGCCCAAGCTATCCAATGCCAGCATCAGCGCACTGGTACCACTGCTGACTCCAGCGCAGGCTCTGCTTTGTGTGTGCTCTGCCCAGTCCTGTTCAAATGCCAGTACCTCTGGACCATTGATGTAACTGCTGTTCTTGATGCAACGGGCCATGGCAGTGTCCACGTCCTTGCGACACTCTAGGTACTCTTTGTGTAGGTCTGCGTACTTGATCATGCTCGTGACACCACTGGGCCTTGACTCCAAGGAATGCCAAAATCCAAATCGTCTCTTGCTTGATTTATCAGTATGCTAACCACATGATCAAATGCATCCAAAAAGCCCACATCCATTGGCATGGGCTTGACTGTCTTGTGTTGATCGACCCAGTGTTGCGTCACACGGGTAACACTGCTGTCTTCTACGTTGCCAATGATGTAACGGTCAGCACCTGGGCGATCCAGGAACCCTGTTTCGTGATACATGTACACATCACCTTTTACATCCACTGCCACGCTCACTTGCGGAAAGCCGTGTGGCACCAGTTCCTGCCAGTCTATCATACGCAGTTGCCCAACATCACGACCGTAACGCAAGGGTTCTAGCGCATAGCCAAAATCAAAATGTGTGGGCCACTGGTGTTGAAACTCGCTTACTTGTGCAAACATACCCATGAGCTTTTCACGTTCTTCTGCACCCAGCACACGTATGTTCTGACTGAAGTCTTCACGTAGTGTAACAAAGTCCACGGGCCTGTTGGCAGTGCGATTGATATGTTCTATTACCTTTAGCAGTTCTAATACGTCTTGACTGTGGCCTGGCAGGATGATGTAGTTGACGCCGACCTTGACTCCGGGTGCGGCATTGATATATCCAATGATGTTTTTGATCACGTGATCAAAACTCTGACGATTCTTGGTAACTGCAAATGCTTTGTTTGCCGTGGTACCGTATAAACTAAAACGCACAGCTTCTAGATCTCGCATGCCTGGGTGCTTGTGCAGATACGCATCAGTCATCATGTTGCCATTGGTATACAACTGCATCTTGAATCCACGGCCAGCACCGTAACTGATAATCTCTCCAAGGTACGGATTGGTTAACGGCTCTAGGCCGCCGCTGATGCGAAAGCGGTCCTGCCACATGGGATCGGTTTTGGGGTCTTGGTGAATTATTTGAAAGAACAAGTCACGGCCGATTTGTGCATAGTCTGTGTCATACTTGGCCACAGGGTTACGTCCACAAAAGCCACAATAGAACATGCAACTGAGTCCTGTATAAAGACCCACACGATTAGGATATGCCCAGTGATGATTGAATGCTGCCTGTAGTGTGCCAGATGCCAGCAACGGTGCAATGGTATTGGTCCAGTACTTGGTGCCTACACCACTGTGCAGTATCTGTTGTTGTGCCCACGCACTGGCACGTATTTCTGCAATGGCTGATAGGTGACTTTGTTTGTCAATTGCAAAACGTTCAGCAATGGATCGTTGAGTAACAAACGGATCGTTACTCATTGCATCTACAATTATTTTTGCATGATAGCTCAGTTCAGTTGGCGCAACTAAATCTGATACTGCGCTGTGGTGTTGATAACCTAAGCGCATGACTTATCCTTGATGGTAAGGAAAGTTTTTAAGCCAGTTGTAGTACAGTTGAAATCCTTCTTCAATGTCTACCTTGGGATCAAACCCAAAGTCTTGTCTTGCGGCATTGATGTTCAGCGCACCACGGCTAGGGAAGTCTGCATCTTTTTCACGCACTTCAATTGTGCCACGGCCAACAATCTTGCATGCCAGTTGTGCGGCCTCGTACAAGGTCTTGCTGTGGCTCTTGGTAATGTTGTAGATCCGGTTGTTGGATTCTTTGCTGACAGTGGCAGCAACAATACCGTCAGCGGCATCTCCCACATAGGTAAAATCCAGGGTTTCATTCATGCCGTTGACCTTTAGTGTACCACCGCGCATGGCAGTGAGCACAAACTTGCTGATCACACGGTCCTCCACATCCAGTTCACCGTACACAGCACTGGGTCGAATAACAGTGTATACCATGCCGGTCTTGCGAGCATAATCTTTAACCAACCATTCTCCGGCCAGCTTCATGATACCGTACTGTCCTTGTGGCTGACAGAGGTAGTCTTCTGTGACATCGTTATCAAAGTCTCCGTAGACCATGCTAGAGCTGATGTACACAAATTTGCACACTTGAAAATCTTTTGCACATTCCAACAGGTTAAGCAAACCTTCACTCATGGTTCTAGAACCCAGTTGTGGATTGACGTTGACTACTTTCTGGCGCGGGAAACTTGCAAGATGAATCACTGTGTCTGGCCGGTAGGTTTCAAAGATCCAACGCATGCCATCACGGTCACTGATGTCCACAGCATGTATACGAGTTGTGGCAATCTTCTTTAGTCGTTCAGGCATTAGGCTGTTGAGTTCAGCTTGTGGCACAAGTCCATACGTGGTACGTGTGTCTGTAATAAACACTTCGTGCCCTTGGGCTTCAAGTCGTTGCACCACATTGTGCCCAATCAATCCCAATCCGCCAGTTACTAGTATTCTCATATCACATCCATTTCAACCTATAATAGGTTGCATATTTTTCTTCACGGAACTCGCCTACAATACGCACACGATACCCATAGCTGATAGCATCGGGATCGCAGTAGAATGTGGGTGGCTCTTTGGCATGTTCCATCACAAACTTGCCTTGCTCGGTATCCTGCCATTCGCCAAGAGGAAATGCCGCATACAAATACGGATCCTCTACATCTCCCATGGTGAACTCATGCAAGAGCATTTTCATACTGCCATTGGAGCTGAAATGGGCTCGTGATACGTGTAGTCACGCAGTTCAATGTCTGCCATGGTGAACTTGGTGATGTCTTTCACAGCAGGGTTTAACCATAAGGTCGGAAGCGGGTATGGTTCGCGTTCTAGTTGTGTCTTTACCTGCTCCACGTGATTGAGATATATGTGAGCGTCTCCGAGAACGTGAACGAACTCGCCTACTTCAAAACCGCACACTTGAGCAATCATATGTGTGAGTAGGGAATAGGACGCTATGTTGAAAGGCACGCCTAAGAACATGTCGCAGGAACGCTGATACATTTGACAACTCAACCGACCTTTGGAATCGACGTAAAACTGTGACAAGACGTGGCACGGTGGCAAGGCCATAGATTCTAATTCTCCAGGGTTCCAAGCAGATAATATATGTCGTCGTCCGTACGGGTCTCTATATAGACCGTCTATTAACAGTTTCAATTGATCAGTTTCAGTTTCGTGTACACCACCGGCCACACTGAAGTAGCTGCCGTAGCTGTCTTTGAAACTGCCTGCACGTGCATGTCGTGCAGTTTTCCAGTGGCGCCATTGTACCCCATACACACGGCCTAGGTCGCCTGGAAACTGTGCTTTGGGTTTCCAGTAGTCTGCTGTGGCATTGGCAGACCAGATGGTTGTCTTGCTAGACTCGGCGCTACCATGTAATATCTCTCGCAGCCGCTTCTCGTCCCCTGATCCTTCAATGAACCACAGCAGTTCTGAAACCACGCTTTTCCAAGCCAGCTTCTTTGTTGTCACAGCAGGAAAGCCGTGTGCTAGATTGTATCGTTGTTGCATGCCAAATAGGCCAATGGTACCTGTACCGGTGCGATCTTGTCGCTCTTCGCCAGTGTCAAGTATCTGTTGTAGGGCGTTGTGGTAAGTCTTCATATAGTGGTAAAATGTTCCTGTATGTCATGAAATTGCAAGACCGGTCTTCACTGGGACATGCACTGGTTGCACGAAAGCCAATCAGGAAGTCTCGCATGTTTATCCTGGTGTCTGATCTGTAATTGCCTTTTATGTGTGTGACATATAGATTATTACATATAACGCGACAAACTTCAAGTATTTCTTTACCACCAATCACCCAAATTGTTTTACCAGAGAACTCTTTGTGTAGTGCAAGAACTTCGCTTAGTACATCGCCTGAGATTGTGCGTACACCAAGTCGACGTGGGTTGGTAGTGACAACTACATTTATTCTGTTTGGGAGTGGTCGATATTTTGCTGGCAAGCTATCCCAGGTGCGACGGCCCATTACAACAACTCCATTGCTAGTGAGTTCTTGAAAACGGGCCATGTCTTCGGATATGTTGGGCCAGGGCAAGGCTTGGTTAAAGCCTATACTGCCATTATAGTCAACAGCGAAGATAGCATTGATCATAAGTTTTTAAGAAAGTCGTCAGTGATTGGTTGAACTGTTTGGGCCACACTGTCAAGGCTGATGTGAAAATCCACGTCCTTGATAATGTTGTCCAATGCTGCCAATCGAGTGTTGAGCATTTGCTCTAGTTCATTTGGGTCAACACCTTCATCCAATAACTCTCTAATGTTAACATCTACTTGGGTACCATCTACTAGATTCACTACCACGTGATCCAGCATTGTGACTGGTACTTCTTTTTTGTTAATCCCTCGAACAATCTGTTCCCATCTTTCTCTGTCGTTTATTTTAATCCGCTTTGACTTTTTTCTTGGTGGCGGCATTTTTTACCTTAGGCGTTGGTACAAGTTGAGAAGCTTCAGTAACTAAACGTTCTGCTTCGGCGATTAACATGGCAGCTTCTTTTTTCATTTTATCTGCTTGTGACAAACGCTGGGCGGCAAGGTCGGCATCACTTAGTGTTTCTACCACAGTGCCAGGAATAGCCTTGTCTGCTGTTCTAGCAGTGTCGCCTAGGTCTCTACCTGGTCTGGCCTTTTGCTTGCCTGTTGCGCCTTGAGCGGCATCAAGTTCGGCAAGTCGTTTGATTGCACTTTCGCCTTGCTCCATCTCTTTAAGGATTTTGTTCAGTTCGTCAAGACGAACATTTGATTTGCCTGTTGGTGTGACAATAACTTGATTTGTGGGCACCTTCTTGATCATGCCTTCTTTGTGCAACACTTCAAGACAGTTACGACCGTCTGCCATGGTCACGCGGAATAGAGCATCTGAAAATTCCTTGGCCTGTTGACCTACTGGACTTTCCAAACACTTCATGATCTCGTCATGAATCAAACGGGGAAGTACTTCACCGTATGTTACCAGGGCCATGTGATCTTCGCCTGGTACCTCTCTGAATAGAATTACGACCTTACGGTCGTTGTGTTTACCGACGTGCTTTAGCATTTGATTTCTCCTTGGTGTTTGTGGCAACTGGTGCAGGTGCAGGCACAGGGGCCTCTTCTGCTGGTGCTGGTAGTGTTTTGCTAATTGCTCCTGTGCCTTCAAGGAATGCAATTAGGCGTGTGTATAGGGATCCAACTTGAAGCAAGTCTTCAGCGCGGAACACACCTCTGCCAGTACTCATTTGAATGATCTGTGCAACCAGCACTAGATCTTGCAAGGTAAGGCCTTGCGGTTGTGTTTGAGCCTGGGGCTCGTTTTGAACGGTTTGCTCGGGCATTGATATCTCCAAATATTTTGAATGCAAAGTATTTAAGATATCGATTAAGTGCTAATAAATTTTCTTACCAAGATGTATTTGGTTGATTTATCTGATCCAGGAACAGCCCAAAATAACTGGCTTCGCTATGCAGTTCAAAACTTACTTTGGCACTTTTATGAACATGCTGTTTGTCGTCTAGGTAATAGTGTTCGCCAAAGAAGAAACGACCATACAGATTTTCATAGATCCAATCTGTAATGATCTTTTCTGTTGTGCGCAGGTCAAACACCACACTTTCAAAGTGAGGCGGCGCATGCTCTATGCGGCGCAGTCCAAACACGTTCAACGGGTTGACATCTTGTAGCATTATTTTTGCGACAAGATATCAACTACCTGGCGCTTTTCCTTTTGGTAACGTAGCCAAGCATCTCGGACACCGTCCCAGAACATCCATTTCAGCATGTAGCTAAAAATAAAAAGCAATGGCGCAACTATTAGGTAGGGCTTGTAAGGCTCAGAGGCCGAAACACCTGCTCCAAAAATAAAGGCGCACACGATCCAGCCCTTTTGCCAGAACTCCCACTTGCGCCATTGCCACAGCAAAAAGTAAAATACTTCTTTCATTAGTTCTCCACTTGTTCGTAGTGTGCCCAGATACCAAACTCAGGTTCTGCACTGGTGTTGCCTTTGATGATCCATACCGTGTCACAGTAGTTCTCAACTTCCTCGGGGCTCCACCCAAAGAAGCAGAAGTCAGTGAACATGATCAGCTTGTTGGGCTCAATTTCGTTTTCACGCAAGAACTCCCAAACACAGTGAGGATCAGTACCACCACCACCACCTGGCTCATACTCCATGATATCTGCCATGTTGTCGCTTGTGAACTCTTGCAAGTTGTACACCGCAGTGTCCCAAGTGATAACACGAATGCGATACTCGTCATAGCTCTCCATGATACCTTTCACTTCACTCAGGAAGATCTTGATATCGTTTTCGCTAATTGAACCCGAAGTGTCAATTGCCACAACCACATCCACAGTGTTACCTGGCTTCATGCCTGGCATGATAGCATCCATGTGCCAGCTCTTGCGGTTGGGACGAGACCATGTAAAGTCGTTCTTGAATGTGCTTTCAATTTGCATTTGTAGCAGTTCGCGCCAGTCCATCTTGGACTCAGTCAAGTCTTTGATCAGACGTTGAACACCTGCGGGCAAGTTACCTGCACCTGCTTGTTGTGCGGCATTGAGCACAGCCTGACGGATCTCGTCTTTGATCTCTTGCTTTTCCTCTTCGGTCAGTCGTGGGCGGCCGTTACCTGGCTTGTCACCATCTCCGTCTCCGTCTCCGTCACCTTCGCCTTCACCGTTGCCGTCCAAGTGTTCGTCCAACAGCATGCCTGCCAATTGATCCAGTGTGACTTGTTTCACGTTCTTCATCAAGTCATCATACACTTCTTCATATGCCATGCCGCGGTACTTGGGCTCATACAGCATGGGTACCACGTTGATGCGCTCGCCAACCTTTTGGTCAATCAAGTCTGCATTAACGCAATAGTCTGCGGCAATGTTAGAGATCTTAGGATGACGATCCTGACGTCGGCCCATGTGATCGTATACAGCATGGAGCACCTCGTGTCCAAACAAGAACTCCACTTGTTTGGCAGGCAGTTTGTTGATGAACTCACTGCAATAGTAGAAGTTACGTCCGTCTGTGGCCGCAGTGCTCAACCAGTCGTCGGCATTGATCAGCTTCATACGTGTGGCAAGGTTGCCAAAGAACGGCGCCTTGAGTAACAGTGCAATACGAGCAGTGATCAGCTTCTCACGTGCAATCAGATCAATCTTGGGATCTGTTACAATCTTTGCTTTGGTTTTTTCTGTTGCTGTGGTTGTGTTATTAGACATTCAGGCTCCTGTGTTGTATATAGTTATTATACAATTTACTGCAATTTACGTCAACACAGGGGCCTCGGCCCCTGTGTTGTTTAACGTGTCTCTTTGGCACTTGCCGCCAAGATGTACTTGCCAAAACGCTTGTGGAACTCGTCGAAGTTCTTGAGCTTGTTGGGAATCAATGGCAAGTTGTATGTGGTAAGTGCAACACGAGCACCCATAACAACCAGCTCAGTTGTAAAGTTATCCATCATGAAACGGATAAAGTTATCGCACATGCCATGGAAACCATCCATCTTGGTCTTGTCATTGCCAGCGGCAGTGTAGTGATCTTTCAGCTCGTAGCACAGGCTAATTGCCAAGGAGTACTGAGCACTGACCTCTTTGGTTTGCAGTGTAGTGACTTTGCCACTGAGCACTTCTTCAGGCTTGGGCATCTGTCCTGCAATCTTGCGGTGAGCCATGAACTTGATAGCAACACCTTCACCTACAGTACCTGCAATCAAGTCTACCAACTCTGCGTCAGGAGTGCCGTCATCCAACAGCTCGCTCACAAAAGTCCAAGAGCGTGGAGTAGCAAAACTGCGACCAGAACTACGTGGCTCAAAGTCAAACAGGTCCTGCTTGGCAAAGCCCAAGTAACCAACCACGTCCTTGTGCATCTTGTTCTTCACAGCCCAGGTCTCCCAAGACTGATAGTCCACACGCATTTCCAAGTGAACGAAACGGTTTGCCAACGGTGCTGGCATGCGGTATGTGATACCTTTGTCGCTTTCACGGTTACCAGCCGCAACAATTACCACATTGTCTGGCAAGCGATAGTTGCCAACACGGCGGTTCAAAATAAGTTGATAACCAGATGCTTGCACAGCCGGAGCCGCGGCATTCATCTCGTCCAAGAACAACACCACGATAGGATACTTTGCGGCAGTTTCTTCGCTGGGCAAGTCAATCGGAGGTGCCCAGTTCATCACGCCTTTGTCACGATCAAAGTAGGGGATGCCCTTCAGGTCAGTGGGCTCAAGCAAAGGCATGCGCAAGTCAATCATCAAACCATCCATCTCACTGGTAATGCCAGCAATCAGTTCGGACTTGCCGATCCCAGGAGGGCCCCAAAGGAACAGCGGACGCTTTTTGTCAAAGCACCGTAGAATGCTTTTACGTGCAGTGGTGCTGGTGACTGTACGATTTTCTGTAAGTTTCTCTTTTGTTGCCATTGTGAACTCCTAGTTGATGAATTTGTATACGTAGTATACGATTAAACTGAATTATTGTCTATTTGTTTGTTGTTGTATTTTCACAACACATCACAAATAGCCCCTGTAGCCAAAGCGATTGCTAATAGCATACCACTGGAAGAAGATGCTTTCGTATTCTGCCCATGTGCATGAACTCCATTCTTCTTCCTGTTCAAGTTGGTAAGGTTTAAGTGTGTTACCAAGCAAGGCCAACATGAGCTTTTTGTTGTGCTTAGTAACCTGAGCTCGTGCTGAGCCTTCCTTGGCATACATGCCAATCAACTCACCTGAACCTTTTTTGTACACTATAAACTTCATTTTACCAACTCGAATTATAAAACACTCGCCAGCCACGGGTTATTTCTGCCCGGGCCTCATTAATGAACTTCAGGTCCTCGGCCTGGTAGTGATCGTCGGCGTCATTGCCAAAGAAAAATCCAGACGTGCCGGGTAGTTCCTTATGCTTGACCACGTATTCCAATCTGTCCAGATCTTCCCAAGTGAGCTCCAGCTCATCGCCATTGAAGCTACCTGAGTGGCCTTTTTCTTCCCACAGCTTGTGCATCCAACCATGCAGGTTAGGATGCTTGCGCCAGTAGGCAATCTCACGAGGCTTGGCCACAGGACCAGAGTCCGTTTCGTAGTCATAGCTCTCGTAGTACTCTTTCATCTCATCTTTTTTCTTTGCCACGTAGGCGTACATATCTAGTCCCATATCAACTCCATGCTTTAACTAAACCTGCCACACAAACCAACACACCCACTGAGTTCACGATCAGTTGCGGGCGATTGGCTACCCTAATGCTCCATGCAAAAAACAGCACACCGCCTGCACAACCCATCACAATGTTCCACGGGTGCAAGTGTGGAAAGAAACTCATTATAGAGTACATGGTGATGAAACAGGCAGTACCTGTCCATTGTAGCACATTATTAATCATACGCAACTCCTGGCATCTTCTTTTTACCTTCCCAATGATCCCTTGTGACACAAAGGCCCTTGTGCTTGATGCCCAGTGGACTGTCTAGAACTGGTAATTGCACACGAACGCTTTCGCAAGCCTTTTGTGTGGGAAATTGCACAGTCTCCTTGCCAAGGAAGTCTCCGCCCGGGCTGGTCATAAAAATAATAAGAATCCAGTTCATGCTGTCTCCCAATCTAGAGTTTTTACGCCACACTCGGCCAGTCTGTCAATGCCCTCATGCGGGCAGTAGATTTCGCTGGCAATAAAACACGCTCTGAATTCTTTGCCATTTTCTGGTTTGGTCCACCAACTCACTGTTTTACTTGACAGGCGTTGTGCAATCTTTCTGGGTGCGTCCAGTTCAAATATGCATTCAGCAGGGTGCAAGGCCAACACACCTCTCACGTGCTTCTCGTCAAAGTATGAGTGTGGATCTAGGTATATGGTTGCCATGGTGTTCACCCGTATTGTGTAAAGCCAAAGGTTTCAAGATCTTCCCAGGTCAGCTCACGGTTCAGTGCCAACACTGCATTGAACTTTTGTTCAGCTTCAGGACCTGTGTAGGAACATTCCCAGTCATCGCATCCGGATAGATGACAGCATGGATCGCCATCGTCGTAGCTGATCAAGCTGAGCTGGATGTATCGATCGTCATTGAGAACGTGCAGGTCCTCGTAGAATCTAATGTAACAACTTTTTTCAATCATTTTACTGCCTTAAACGTGCAATGGGTTACGACGGCGCAGATGTGCAAGTGCCAATTCCCGGCTGTCAAAGCGACCCGAGATGGGTGTCTGGTGTGCGCCACGCACAATGTACCAACCACCTAGTACTGCATTATACACTACTTTCATTATGCGGCCTCCAACATGTTGGCTGGCACTTTCCACAGGCCTTGCTGAGTTGCCACTGTGACGTACTTGATAGCAACCTTGCTCACGGTACCCTGCATTGTGACACCACGTTTCACAGAGTGGAACTTGACCATGTCACCTTTGGTGAATTCACGGATCTTGGTTGCACGAAGCTGGGCACGAGCATAGTTCACAGCATCGCTGATGCTGGTCAGTTGTTCGTTGGTAAAGTTGCTGAACATGATAGAAGTGTTAACTTCCTGAATGGTTGCGTATGACATCTCTGGCTCCTTTTTGTTTAACAATACATGTATTATGCATTAAATGGGTTTTTTGGTCAACCGTTTTTGTGTGTTGCTTTTACGCAACATTTTGCTCCAAAAACTTGAACACACGGCGTTGTATTTTTACAACAACAGAATTGCTGTTATTTTGAGCTCTAAAATACTCAATTTTTGCTTGCAGTAGCTCGTGAGTGGTATCTTGCAAAGACAACTCTGCATAATACATGGCTTTGTTTGAAGCACAGCCCTCAAAATTGTCCGCAACAATGTGTATGGCTACGGGCGTGTTTGCGTAAGGTGTTACTTTAACACTTACGTTTACAAAAAGGCAATTGCTTGCTTTAGTATTAAATTGCACGTTGAGCTCCTTTTTTGCTATTGAGCCTAAATTATAGCAAAACGGGCAGATGCTGTCAACCCAAAACCCTGGGCTGTGCAGGGTCTTTATGGCAGTTAGAAATCCAACACAATTCGGCCGTTGATGATGTTCAGAGCACACTGCAACCGGTCCCGTTTGCCCCAGTGCATGCGACCCAGTTGGTAAACTTCGGTCCTGAAGTTTTTACGTACCTTGGTCTTGTTGCTGACCACAACCACCTGTCCCCATCTGGCGTCCTGGAATGTGTAGCGACCATCAGGAGTGAGATAACTCCACTTGTTGTGCATCTCTGTGTCGCCACCCACTGGATCAAACTTGATGGTTTCTGCAAGGGTGCGGTTGCTCTTGGCTTCCTCGGTTTTCTGGGCTCGATCAATGTGGCCGCCCAGACTCACCAGGTCCCGGCCACTCAGGCCCATCATCTGGCTCCAGGCAATCAACTGTTCCAGCTGATCGTGCTTGTCTTTGTCAAATCTTTTTAGTCTAGTCAGGTCCATACTACACCTCTTGAAATAATTCCGAAAACATTTTGTTCTGGTATGTGTAGCGATTTCGATAATCGCCAAACAGTTTGGTTTTTTGTTTGTGGCACGTGGCGCATATTGCTCTTAGATTGTCTTGATCATTGTTGTCACGATCGCCATCCCAGTGATCAATTTCTAGCAAGGATCTATCAATGTCCGGTGCCGCACATGAAAATCCAAGATCCAATGCACCATCTCGATTTTCACATCCACCGCGAAGGCACTTGAATATGAGAACTGCTTCCTTGCCCACAGTCCTGTGATGATTACAAAAAGTTTTCCAATCATACCCTGTGGTACCGTTGAGTTTTTTGTATCTGTGATGATAGCTGACCTGTTGGTTGCAGTCAGGTAACGCACACTGGGGTGCATATAGTTTATAGGCGGCTGTTTTCATTGTGGTTCCCTGTATTCTTTAATCATTTTGCATAAAGTTTTGTAGTCTTTGACTTTGTAATCCCACCAGTCTGGCAGGTACGAGTCGCTTCTTCCTTTTCCAACACGCGGTGATCCGTCAGCGTTGAAGGTGAACTTGATACAATGTGCCTTTTGCGCATCAGCCAACGGAATCCAAAAATACCATTGTTTGTCAGTTATTGTTTCTGTGACTGTAACTGAAAGTGGTCCTTTAGAACTTGTTGGCGAAAGGCTAGCTCTAATGCCTGTGTGTTTAGGTTCGGGCCAGGTTTTAACATGCTTGCACTGAACACCGTTTACAAAATCCTTACCAGGAGTGTTTCTTTTACACAAAGCAATACCTGAAGTCTTTGACTTTGCTTGTTCTGCTACCTCACCAATATGCAATAGCTTCATGTCGTCAAGCAACCGCAATAACTTGCCTACACTCATGCGCTTCTTCAGCATCTCTCGGCCAAATATCGCTATTGTGTGATCATTAATTAAAGGCTTCATTTCAAACTCCAAAATGTTTGTAGTGTTTATCCAGTGTCCAACCATGCATGTTTGCAATGGTTGGACCATTGTATACGGAAAAAGTATTTCCTGTCAAGACATTATAACGATCAAAGAAATGCCAGTAGCTGGGACTTGTGCTCGCATGTCCTGCCCGGCGCAGTACGTCATCGTTTGCCTTGCTGATCAAACAAGTTGGAGCATTGAGAGCTTGATCGACTGTCAACGCACCAGCCAACATCATATCGCGAATTTTGCTCGCAGGAATGATATGTTCGAATATACAGTCACGTGAGTTTACTCCCACTTGAATGTAATGCGATCCTATGCCGCCGCCAATGGTATAACCATGGTAACGACGGATCCAATGGTCAATGCTGTCTCGCAGGAGACGCAAGTGTTGCAACCCACCACCGGCCTTGTACATTGTGACCAGGCGATCAAGCTCAGTCACTGTGAGTGCCAGCGTTTCAGCATAAGCAGATTCATTGCGAGTGACTCGCCCGTAATCAGCTTCGCTAAAATTCTCAACCAATGTTTTTAAGTGTTGCATGACCTTAGTATAACACAAAACCTGTCAAGTGGATGTTGTGTTTACGCAACACTTACTCGATTACTTGTGTGCGTCTACTGACTCTGTCGCTGTAGAGCTGGGTGCCACGTTCACGTATTAAGTCAGCCGCCGACTGTGGATCATTGGTAAACATGTCCCACATGTCTTGCTCTGTGATGCCCGGTGTGGTCTGGATAGTGTAGACTTCGTAGTGACGTTGGCTGTTGGCACGTGCTCGCAGTAGAACATGCTGGACCATTTGATTCAGCATGCTGGCACTTTGATTGCCAGGGTCACGAGCATCTGGATCACTGAGTATTTGCCACATGCGTTTCTTTTCACCAGCCTCAACCAGCTTTTCTAGGTTGGTGACGTCAATGCAAGATTCCAGGCCAGTCATGTCCCAGCTGAGTAAGAATGCGTTATGCTTTGATTTGCGCTTTACCATGTTGATGCCTGTATTCACGTTTGAGCCAGTACTTGTAACGATTCCAGTATTCTTGTAACGAGTACGGTAACTGTCCGTAGTCTTCGTACTCGCGGCAATTCTCTCTCCAGACGTCGTTAAGCCATTTGCGGAAAAGAGTGTGCTTTGACATAGTGTCTCCTAGACAATAGCACGGGTCAGCATGTCAAATGCTTTTTGCTGTGCTTCAAGTTCTTCAGGCGAGAGTGGAACTGCCTTCAGTCCATGCTTGGGTGCATAGCCTTCTTCGGGCAGTTGTTCGGTCAAAGTAAGCAACAGTCGATATTGTTCCCATGCTGCCTTGACAGCAACAGAATCAGCACCTGACGCCGCAGTTGGAAACAGGTCCATCCACAAGTAATCACGTGGAACACTCACGCCTGCACCAATGTTGTTGCTACGTGGTTCCAGGATGCGACCGGTATTGAACAATTCAAGTCCCACACGTTCACATTCGGCTTGATCCAGTCCCTGTAGGTAACCCGGACGGTGTAGGTACTCTGCAATCACTTCCTGAACATGTTCTTCTTTAGGCATGTGAGTACGTGCAATGATGACCAATACGTCATCAAGTGCAACTTCTCCACGCACAATGCTACCAAGGCAACGGCCAAAACTAAATCCGATTTTCATAATAGATCCTTGAGTGTAATAGTTAAATTATACAGTTAATGCAATTACATGTCAAGACTATTTAGGTAAGATTCCAAATTTCCTGCATGCAGTTCCAGCATGATTGCATCCTGCTCACCAATCAACTTGATGGCATTGCGACTGACTAAGCAATAGGGAGCAGTCATGAGATGATCCAGTTGTAACAACACCAGGTTGGTCATGCGTCGGGTGACCTTGATGTTGTAGGCAGTGAGTTTGCAGTGTTTGATTACCCAGGCATAGCCGCCATTGGTCAGTCGCAGACTGTTGGGATTTGTGATGTTGTGCCAGAGAGAATGCCGGAATGATTCTTCTGAGTGTTCAGTGCCCTTGAAGGTAACAGGAGGTGGCGCAATGCTGGTAAAACGTTTTTGCCACTCCAGTTGGAGACTAGACTTTGGGGTAGATTTGGTCACCTTGTTTAAGGATCACTACTGTGAACTTGTCTGTTTTGAACAAGGTATTGAGTTTCTTGGCAAGGTTGATTGCATGGCCGGGATTACTGAAGCTTACCTTCTTGTACTTTGGCCCAGGATAGCTGACCAAAATATTATGTGACTTGAGATTGATAGGTTTACTGTCGTAAAACACCGCCCAGATACCTTCGCTACTTAGAACCTGATCACTCTTGTAGTTGGATTTGTTTACATGCTCTAAGAGCACTGTTGGCTTTGGTCTTGACATATCATTGTTTTCCTGGTATGTTTATTTATACCTCAAATAGACGTATATTACTTAAAACCTCCGCCATCCATACTTACTTGTACAGTGGCTTCGGGTTTGCTTTCAAGTGCTTGGCTGAGAATGGCCACGTGAGCTAGTAATGCATAGATATCGCTTTGTAGTGCTCTAGCACTGTCTGCAGGCAATACTAACTGTGTGGCACGTGTTTGGCTCATGGTGGCCACACGCTCATTGAACGTGCGGATATGTAGGCCATAATTATTGTCCATTTACAATCCTCAGTTGTTCTGTCATGTGTTCTTTGGTGCAGAATGGTCCTTGGAATTCATAACGCTGTAGTGTGATTAGTTTTGGACAATAGGCCTTGGCCCAGTTGTTGGCAAATTTTACCAGGTAGTAGCCTGCACAGAAATAACTTTTGCTTTTGCTTGTTTTGGCATAGATAGGCAATCGTTTGGGCACATCATACAAAGGATTGTATGGTTGGTGACTGCATGGCCAACCATACACATCAAACTCTGCTGGCTTTTCTTTTTTGACCTTGCCTGGCTTTACAAATTCAATGTTGTAGTGATTCTTCAACATCTTGACTGTGGGAAACGTTTCACGCTTGTTGTTGTGAACATACACAAAGCCGCCTTCTTCCACTGCCAGGATAGTAGCAATTTTGCCGCCTTCATCTTCAACGATCCAGTACTTGTCCTTGACAACCGGAGTAGCACGTAGTTCAGTCATGACTTCCAGTATCCTCGCTGATGAATTGATAGTTGAGTTCATTTTTAGTTTCCTTTTTTGTTTCGTACTCTGCTGTTTGTCTAGCATACTCTGCCGCACGTTTGGCCTCGCATGGTTTGCATGTGGTCTTGATCCATCCACCGTGTGTTTGCTCGCCGGGATTACCGCATGTTTCGCAAGTGACAGCACTCATGCTTTCTGCCATGCTAACCATGCCGTCAATCACATCATCACCACCTGTGTAGTAGAAACGCAATGTGCCAAACTTTTCCTTAACTTGGTCCAGAGTCACTTGAGGTACTTGTTTGTACTGCTTGTAACCTTTTTCAAAGTTCTTGTTGTTCCAGTCAATATGATGCTGGATATTGCTCATGAGCAGATTCAAGATGTTGTACCAACCATCGCCGCATTCAAAGCCCCAGCACATGCAAGTTTCCTTCATGTCTTTGTTGCGATTAACCATCATCTTAGGATACTTCTCGCACAGCTTTTGGTCTAGTTCTTGTCTCATATTATCACCAGTTAGAAACGTCAGTCACGTCAGTTTTAATTTCGGTGTTGTCACCACCTAGGTTGAGTGTAAAACGCAAACTCATACTTGATCCAATGCCAGACTCATTGCTGATATGCAATTCAAAGTCATTGATATCTTGGAAGTGTTCAGCCATCTCACTCATTTGTATGATCTGCTTGCGTGTGAGATGTATCACCGTGGGTGAGCTGTATGTGGTTTGCACAAACCCTTTGTCTTTTTTAGTCATGTTCGCCTCCGTAGTATTTGATAATTTCACCCATGGCTCTGATCAGCACAGTGTTGTTTACCACATCCTCTGGATGCAACCAAACACCGTCGGGATTGCTGTCAGTCTTGGGATTCTTTTCCCAGTTCTTTAGTTCTGTCTTTAGATATCGGCGTTGCTCTTGCAATGATGCAAGCACAATGCCATCAGCCACTTCAAATGGTATTTCAAGACCAGTTGCTTTTTTACTCATACAGTATCCTTACAGTCGTCGGGCCATTCACTAGGAACCCATCCTAGCACATACATATCGTTTTCAATCTCTTCCGTTACAGTACCTTCTGGCACAAAACCTTTTGCTTCAAGAGTTGCACTGCCGTCATCTGCATCGTCATCACTTAGATGATTTCCTATACCAGAGCAGTACCAGTCAATATAGTCGCCCTTGCCCTGCAGATCTGCAACGATTCCACCTGAACTGCGCCAGCTACACGACCAGTATTGATCCTTGAGGATAGGTATTACTTCGCGCTTCTGCCAACGCATGTTACACAATGCCGCATACAAATGCTGTGCATAAACATCACTGCGACATTTTTCAATCACCCATTTGGTAGTACGCAGATCAAACTCTAGATTCTGTTGTTGCCATTCAGGATCAGCTTCAAGTTCGTTGGCACGAGTGTTCCAGTCGTCGTAGAACTTGATCATGCGTTTGACTTCTGGATCATCTAGACTCTTGCCAGCTTCAAGAGTTCGTTGGATGTAGCCTTCTTTTTGGAAGGTGCCGCGGTCTGGGCTGGATGCTAGTTCAGTGTTCACTTAGTTTATCCCACATTAGTTCATAGTCTTTTACATTGGCCGCACATCTAATGTAACCTTGCGCGATTGCCCAGTCTAGCGTTGTGGCAACATTAGACGGAGCGCCGGGCATGACCACAATCTCAGCACGAGGATACACACATATACCATCAATGATGTTGAAGTCAGGCTCGCCTGCTTGTATAGTGCGAACAATGCTTTTATGTACGGTGTAGGTCATGCGTAATCCTTTGAAAGAGCATCCAGCACATCTTGCCGATCTTGATTGATATAGCACATGGCCACATGCAACATCTGATGAGCATGATCAATGTCGTGTGGAATAACTACCCGTCGACCTTGATACAGATCTTTGAGTGTTGTTTCAAGTTCCTGAATACGTTCATACATGATATTCATGCTACAACTGCCTCCGGATATGCGGCACTCAAAAACTCTGCATAGTTCTGTGCTTGATCACCAATCTTGACCAACTGATGCTTGCCACAGAACTTCATAAACTTGACGCCAATTTGTGGAATGTCTTTGGGCACACTGCCGCCAGCAATGGTCTCTGCAATCTGCACTTTGACATCAACAGGCTGTGCTCGAAGGTCCACCAGCGTTACATTGCGTTCATAGTCATCCAGCACACGATGCTCATCGCCATTATGGTCCACCCAACGTTGCAACATGAGATTGTTCCAATTGAACCCTTTGGCTTTGCGATCGTCAAATGCTTCTTGCAAACCCACTTTGTTCTTGCTACCTTTGGTACGCACACCTGGATATGCAGAGAACACATTGTCAGTAGGATCGCCACGCATGCACTTCTCAAACAAGATCCATTCAGGTGCAGGAACAACTTTGGGTTCCTTGGTCTTCTTGTCCATCACACGTTTGCCTTTGTGATCAAAGATACCTTGTAGCGTGTGCAGTTGATCTGCCACACCGTTGTACTGATTCACATTGTCGGCCAGCAACTGATAGAAGTCAGTGTCTGAACTTACTATGGTGTGGTGATCGTCAGGGTGACTTTGTATCCATCCTGCCACCAAGTCATCTGCTTCGAGGTTGGCGTGTTGGAGAACTGTACAATTTGATTTTTCTGTAAAGAAGGATTTAAGGTCGTCGAATGCTTCCCAGAAGAGACGATCCTCTTCCAGCTCTGCGTCACTAAGTGCGGCACGTGCAACTGCCCGGTTTTTCTTGTAGGGTGCATAAAAGTCCTTTCGCCAGCTTCGACCTTCCAAACAGATTACCACATGATTGGCACGTTGATCACGCCAGGCCTTGTGGATGCTTGCAAGTGTTACGTGAATAGCAAAGCCAACCTTTTCTTCGGGTGTGGCTGCTCGGTGTGCCGCATGACGGGCACGGAAGAATGTATTAGCGGTGTCTACGATTAGATAGTTCATGCAGTAATAATAGCATATTATTTACCCCATGTCAAGCGGTTTAGCAAGCTGAATTTGGAAAAGTTAGTCCAAAATCAAGAGATTTCACTGCGACCATTACCTAGATCTTTTCGATTCACGCCACGTGGGTTCATGGCTTCGTATTGTTCCCACGTTTCCAAAGCTACGTTTTTGCACACATCCTGGAACCAACGGTCGATAATCTGTTCATCATCTCGGCCAGCATAACCAGACTTGATCAGTTGCGCAATAAAGAACTCGTTCCAGTCCAGTTCAAATGCACCTTGACCAATGTTGTCTGCATCCAGTTCAATGCCCACAATGTTCACATAAGGTTTGCCTGCTTTGGTAGCTATCTCTTTTGGTGACAGTGTTTTCTTCACAGGTGCTTTTTTAGCCGCTGTTTTTTTTGCCGGAGCTGGTTCGGCTTCAACTGGTTTTGGTTTTTTAGTTGCCATTATTTTCCCCATCCATTGCCCCACAAGTCCACATGTAGACGAGGGCTGTAGTAGTAACCACGTTTCATTGCTTCGTCTGCCACATGCACACGATTGGCATTGTATCCATTGGTAGTGCCGCCCACAGGCATCACATACACAGGACCCATGAATCCATTGCGTCGATATTCGTCAACTGCCTGGTCTACTTCTTCAAAGTCCACCAGCTTCTCAACCACAAACTTGAGATAGGTTACGCCGTATTCTTGATAGCCACACACAACATCAGGCTTGATGGCTTCTTCCCATGCTTCGCCACTTACACTTAGTTTGGGACTAACACTGAATTGCAGTTCACGGAACTGTCCCAGGTGATCTTCACGGAACTCACGATGCCATGCATCAATGCCTTCTCGAAAATCATCTGCTAGATCTTGGGTGCCATTGGTTTCAAATGTCACAAAGTTAAGATCCAGCATACGCTGATCTTGCAACAGTTCTGTGTATGCACGTTGCCACCCTAACAATGGTTCACCACCTGTGATGACCAAGTGTACGTCATTGCCATTGCCCTGCCGCCAGTTACCATTGGGACACAACTGTAATACTCTGTCAATAACAGCAGGTATCTCCAACATGGGGCTCAGGTCCTTGAACGCTGGATCCCAACTGGCATAGCTGTCACAACCTGTGTGTACCAGCGGCAGTTCTTCAAATGTCTTGTACTTGGTGGCATCTACCAAAGCACGTTCTGTGCTGAGTTCACCTGGCTTCATGCCAAAGCCTTCGCATTTGAAGTTGCATCCGAACGTGCGCAGGAACACACTGGGTACTCCTACATAGCGGCCTTCGCCTTGTGCTGAATAAAAAATTTCGCTAACTTTAAGTTTCATGTTTCACCTCTTTTGTCATTATAACACTTCTGCAATAGCATTGCAAACAGTTTGCATATCATCCTTGCTCATTTCTAACCAGAACGGAATTGTTAGAGTTTGATCAGCAATGAGTTCTGCATTTACTATGCGTTCTGCGTTTGCTGACCAAAAGCCTGGATGTTTATTTACTAGCGGCTGATAAGGACGTTTAGTTTGTATTCCTTTATCTGCTAGATGTTGTTCGACTCGATTTCTAACAGTCGTAGATTCAAATCGCACCACAAACATCTGTCGGATGTAATCTCTACAGCCAGTTTGGAATCGCATTTGTTCACCAAACGGTGAATCACCAAACCGATATTCTAACAGGTCTTGATATGCATTGAGTTGCATGCGGAATTGTTGCAGTCTAGCGGGCCAACGATCCAGCATGATATTAGCCACCGCCGCATGCAACTCACTTAGTTTTGCATTGGTTCCGTAGTCTTCTACAACCAACATACGATCTGTTGTGGACCGACCTAAGTTTTGGCCAAAGCTGGTCATTGATCGTTGCACACCTTGCAGTTCCTTGGTAGTGACAATGAATCCACCTTCGCCTGCTGGCAGTGCTTTTGTGGCATGCATACTGAACATGGCAGTACATGTCCCAACATCTGGTTGACTGCCGAACGCTTGAGCACAGTCCATCACAACAGGAATGCCTGTTTCTTTTGCAAACTCACTCCACTCATCTGCTGGCAGGGTATGTCCAAACGTGGCCACGGGAATGACCATCTTGATTTCACCAGGATACTTGTTCACAAGATCTCTGGCACGTGCGGGTGTTAGGATCCAATGATCAAGATCAATGTCACTTACTAACACACGATGTCCACAGCGTCTAACTGCGGTAGCAGTGGCAATGTATGTGAGTGCTGGTACCAGGATATAACTGTTAACTGGGAGATAGTGGCTGGCAATGGCAACCTCAAGAGCAGTGGTTCCACTGGATGCAGTGACAATTGGCTTGTTAAAGATCTGGGTCAGTCTGCTCTCAAGGATGTTATTGATAGGACCAAAGTTGCTGTAATGCCCAGACTCATTCATCTGATTAATATAAGGGGCCAACTCATCAGCAGTTGGCAACAGTGGTTTCATCACATTCATCAAATGTGATCGCCTTGAAAGTTACTTTGTTTTGGAGCCTCAGTAGGCCATTTCTTGTAGTTTCCTTTGCCTGGAATAGTGTTACGCACACCACCAACTGGATCTTCTACATCACCTGTTCTGCGAGGAATAAGATGAATGTGTGGCCAATTCACAGTCTGTCCTGCGGCACTGCCGTAGTTGAGACCAACATTGAACCCATCACATTCACCATTGTGTATCATGCGCTTGCCTTCACGCACAGCATCCTCAAAGGCCTGAGCCAGTATAGACAAACTGTTGTATTGTGGAACAAACAACTTGTGCCCTGGTGTGCAAGGATACCGATCATTGAACACCGCAACATGAAAGTCTTGTTTAACAGTATCGTCCCACGGAGCAGAACTGTCGTCAATATGTTCTGGGCCTTCGAATATTTCTTCAACCATATTAACCTTCATAGATTGCAGAATTGCCTGCGTGTTCAAAGCATTCCACACTCAACAATTTAACGCGAGCGTGTTCATCACCCAGCAAGTTTTTGTACTTGTTGGTAGGGTCATCATTGAGCCAATCGTTTGTCCAAGCATACACAAATTCTGCAAACTTTTCACAACCCACAGCAGGCAGTGTGATTAGATTGATAACACCTTTGTTGCCTACAGGATGTGCTTGAACTTCTTCTGGCTTGCCGTTTAGTTCAGCATCTGCACTCCAACCTGACATGGCTTGAAACTGCTCAAGCATGGGATCATCTTGTGCCACAACCATGGTGTGATCAAATGTTTTTTCCAGGAATGCTTTGAGCTCGGCCAGGCCGCCAAAGTCTTGTACCCAGTTGCGCTCGTCCAGTTCTTCTGCTTCAAACACAAACTTGAAACCCAAACTGTATCCATGTAGCAAACTGCAATGACTGTGCGTGGCACGCCATTGTCTAAAAGTGCAACTCAGTCCACGATCGTTACCATAAGTTTTGGTACTAAAGCGTCTTGCCATTTGAATCTCCTGATTGAAAGTTTACCAATGATGAATTACGCCAGCCACAATAAAGCAGTTGGTCAGTACATAGCATAACACAATTACTGTACGAATGCAAGCAATTCGGTCTGCTTCAGCATCCGAATCGCCTGTTTTTTCGCCCAAACTTTTTGCCCAAAGGCGCCAAATTTTACGCAAATAGATCTTCATTCCATTCACGATGGCCTTCACGGAACGCCATGTTTGATTGGGTTTCACGTACTTCCACACGATAGCACCACAGTCGCTTGGCTTCACCTTCACCCCACATTTCGGGAATGTACACACCATTCACATACTTGTACAGCATGTCGCTTAGGCCTTCGCAACCTAGTCGTGGTAACACCACAACCTTGGCCATGTTGCGCTCTTGCAACAGTTTGTATATTTCCATTTCTGGATCATCTTGTGCCACGATCAAGGTATGGTCAAATTGGTCTTCAAGGATCTTCTTGAGTTCTTTGAGTCCGCCGTAGTCTGCGGCCCAGTTGCGCACGTCTAGGTCATTGGTTCCAAAATAGAACTTCATTGAGAATGAGTAACCATGTATTAGATTACAATGACTATCACTCCTCCATTGACGGTAGGCGCATGGAAATGCGTCGTGATACTCTTTGGTACTTTGGTATTTGTATACCACTGGTTGTAGTGCTGACATGCTGTTTCTCCTATGTTGTTTAGCATAGGCTGGCAGAGTTTGATATAGCGGGATGAAGCCAAGGCCGCTTACAACTATTTATTTTTGGCTAGGTCCGCCGGTGTCGTCTGATCCTGTCGGCTCATATAATTGTATCTTCTTTTTCAAGTCTTCTGCATTGGCCACACGCTGGCGAAGTTCACTAGAACTAAAACTGTGATCACGACCGTTAAAGTATAGATCAATGTTTCGCTTGTGACAAATCTCACGACCAGTAAACTCTTTACCTTCGTACTCTACCCCCAGGATACGCATGTCAATTGGCAGGATAAGAAGCAAGTCTTCAAGATCTTTTTCTGTGTTGTAGACCCATACTTCGTCCACGTACTTGCAACCTACCAGTTGTAGTTGACGTTCCACTACACTTTGTACCGGACGATTCTTGTTAGGGCGATCCAAGGTTGGGTCGTTTTGTAGAGCACAAATCAGGTACTCGCATTGTTCTTTTGACTCGCGAAGCATGGCAATGTGCCCTGCATGTAGCAAGTCAAATGTTGAGGCTGTGAAGCCTACTCGTTTTCCATTCATCATTTTAGTTCTCTCTTAAATCCCTTGAATTCTCCAGATGCAGTTGATATCAACGTGCTTTCTGAATTGAATAATTCTATGTCAATGGTCCAAACATCGTCAACAATTGACTTTACTAAACCTCTGCCCGTGATAGTAGGGGTACGATATGTCTTAACAAGATCTATGTTTAGATTCTTTGTTAGTCCGTTGTATCCTGCCTGTCCTAATAGCATACTACCAACCATGTCTGCACACAACCAAGTGTACCATCCTGCTACAATTCTAACCTCGGGACGTATTACAAACTTCGGGTCTACAGCAGACAGTTTCACAACAATAGATTTGTCAGGCACATGCTCTAGTATACTGTACGACAGTATGTTAGTGCAATAGTCAAGTGATTTTATTTCTCCCACCAGCACTCCCACGGAAACACCACCCACGATGGTTCCTCTAGTTTGTTAATAGTTAGTCCTACGTAATCCACGTTCTTAAATTCACTGGCCTCATTGTTTACGACAGTGGCAAAGCGAACAGTGTTGTGCCAGATATCTGCCCAGTCTGGATCATTGGGCAAGCAACCACTTGGCCAGTCTTCCTTGATCCAGTTCAGTGTGCGACCTGAATCGTTGATGTCATCCACAATCAAGATCTTCTTGCGTAGTGCAGGTTCAGTTGTTACCCGATCAGGGTCACGAGCCACAGGAAGCTCAGTGCCTTCGTAGGGAACATAACCATACGCATCTTCTGCCATCCACAAGTTACTTTCAGGGCCAGATTCAGCGTCACGGAAACTGATGTGTAGGGTGTACATGGGCACGTCAAGATACTGACTGATCATCACAGCAGGAACCAATCCTCCACGTGTGATGCCTACCACATAGTCAGGCCGCCAATCACCCAGCTCACGAATGATATTTCGCACATGCTTTCGTATGTGTTTGTTGTTTAATTCAATAAGTTTGTTCTTCGTAATCATTTTTTGGTACCTTTATGTCATGGTCGATAATGTTGTCTGGCCATTTTAATATGAACAGACTGGCTTCTGGTGCAAACTCTTCTCTCATGTGTAGCATGTATGTGCCACTACCGTCGTTGAACTTGTGGCTCCACTTGGCGCCCACACCTGGCATGCGAACACGATAGTGTTTTTCTACCTTGTGCCCACCACGCATGGTATAGTGTGGATCTGCAATCTCCTGGGCTTCTGCGCCCATCATGACCCACCAGTCAACCATCTCTTGGGTGAGCGCATAGCAAACAACTCTAAATGGCCTTAGCGCCACCACGCCGGGTGAGATAACTTTCATTGTGTTCCCAATCTGTTCGTGGATTCTTACCTGTCAAGAATCCCCATTCTCGTTTGTGTGGTCCGGGCATGAACAAGGTCCAGGCAGTCACGCCAGGATCCAATTCGATGCGATGATAACTGCCAGCACTGCAAGTGCGAAAGTGTCCGGGCCCACGCCAGTAACGAATCTCGTTGATTTTCTCGCCAATTGTATTAAAAACTGGAACCCATTCATAATAGCCACCTTTCAGTATTAGCGTTGCATACGGCCACGGATGATCATGAACATCATCTGGATCGCCTTTCAGGAACTTGTGTAAAAACACATTGAACGGAAAACGCTCTCGTTCTTTCAAGAACAAGTAATAGCGTTCCAAGTAAGGTTCGTTGGCAATCCTGTCATAGATCACACGCTTACGACCCAACCGTTCAAGCAATTTAAGAAACATGTTATTCCTTATCGTTGGCACCAACAGAGCTGCCTTTGTAGTTAGGTGATTTTAACAGATCTTGCACACGTTCTGCAACCATTGATGTTGCCGAACTTGGAGGAACTGCACCGTATCCTGGGTCTAGCCGTGTCGTGCCTGTGGATGTTTGATTTTGTGCCCAGATTGTGCCGGGTGGATAAGTAATAGGATGCGTTGGCCAACCAGTGCCTCCACCTGTTCCAGGCCACGGGGTACCTGGCACATAAGGGCCAAGCGGAACGCTTCCGCCTCCCAAACCTCCGCCTGGGTAGACTTGTTTGCGCTGTTGATCTGACTCAAGTCTTTCCAACCTCCGAATAAGATCACGTTGATTCTCAAACATGCGGCGCATTGGACCGTCACGATGATCATGTCGGGCATGGTTACGAGCCAGTGCCGCGATCACCATTAGATGCTGTAGTGTTTTTTGCACACCAGGATCATCACTAGTAAGTGCTTCATCAAACAAGTCAATAAATGCTTCTAAATCAAAGTCTGCTGAATCTTTTTCTCTGTATGCCCCACTCATATTACCACTCCGTTGCTGAATTGTCGTCTAGATATTTGTCTACCATGGCATTTGCTTCTGCAAGATTGATAGCGTGTACAGTGACAGTCATCACTTGATGATTCATTTTGATATCGTAAGGTTGTCTACCGTTGAATAAAAAATTCTCCGGAACACTGCGCACGATGTCAAACTTTTGTAGACTTCGTGCGCGGCTGATCAAGTTGTTGGCAAGGTCAACCGAGTTCATATTACGCACGTTTGCAGGTGTTCACGATATTCATGAACTCGTTACGCACACTAGGATCGTTCTTGAACACGCCGCCTAGTTTACTTGTAACAGTGCTTGAGCCCACATCTTCCACACCGCGACTTTTCACACAGTAGTGTTGAGCATCAACTACCACAGCCACGTTGTCTGTTTCTAGAATAAAGCTCAAGGCATGAAACACCTGCTCGGTAAGACGTTCTTGAATCTGCGGACGTTTTGCAAAGTATTCAACGATTCTGTTGATCTTGCTTAGTCCTAGAACCTTTTGCTTGGGAATGTATGCCACAGTTGCCACACCGTCAATCACAACAAAGTGATGTTCACAGTTGCTCTGTACATTGACGTTGCGTTCCACAACCATTTCGTCGTACTTCATCTTGTTGTCTACAGTTGTGCATTTGGGAAATGCTTCAACATCTAGGCCCCAAAAGATTTCATTTACATACATCTTGGCCACACGCTTGGGTGTGTCAATTAGACTGTCGTCTGACAAGTCCAAGCCCAAGATTTTCATGATAGCATCAAATGCTAGTTCAATCTTTTCAATTTTTTCTTTGCGATCACACAATGATTCCACAGAGCCCACACCAGGTGTTTCCACACCCTTGCTCAATAGATGTTCGTGTACTGCACGACCCAGAATTGGATCAGTTTTTGTTTTATTATAACTCATGATAACCTTCCTTTGTGATGGTTTTGTTTTGATAGTTTGCTACCTTTGTGTAGCACAAGTATTTAGTCATTATACCATGCCCACGCACTTTTTACAATGGTCTTCAAGTCCGAATGTTCAGGACTCCAACCAAGCATGGTCCTGGCTTTGACTGTGCCTGCTACCAATCGATCTGGATCTCCAGATCTACGTGGGCCAGCAACTACTTCAACTGGTCCAACGAATTCTTGTACTGCGGTGATAATTTCTTGATTGCTGTAACCTTGACCACTGCCAAGGTTTACTGTGTAATGAGTACCGGCATGAGCATTATCAAAACTCATGCAGTATTGAATGGCCATCATGTGTGCTCGAGCCAGGTCATCCACATGCACATAGTCACGCACACAGGTACCGTCTGGTGTGTTGTAGTCTGTGCCGTTTAAGATAAACTTCCAGTCTTGCTGTACAGATTCCAACAGTCGTGCAATGATATGCGTGGCCTCTGCTTGTTGTCCTAGTTCGGCACCTTGTGTGTCTGCACCGCAGGCATTGAAGTAACGTAAACTAACAGCAGTTATATCATAGGCACGGCAGTAGTCTGTCAACACCTGCTCAATCATTGCTTTGCTTTGCCCATAAGGACTGATAGGTGCCACGGGTTGACTCTCATAGATAACATCTACGTTGGGTGCGCCATACACTGCGGCTGAACTAGAGAACACCACGCTGGGACGATTGGGCAAGGTCCTAAGCACATCCAAGAACATGATGGTCTTGCCCACATTGTTGATATAGTATTCGCTGGGATCAGCGATACTGGGACCAACAAGACTGGTACCGGCACAATGCACAACAGATGCAATACCTGCATGTTCGGCCAGGAACTGCACACACTCAATGCTCATGTAGTCTGCTTGGATAAACTGGTCCATGTGCTTGAGAGTGTGTTCTCTACGCACACGGTCCACACCTACCACTGCATATCCTGCATGTTTAAGATACTTGCACACGTGGCTACCAATGTAGCCTGTTGCGCCAGTTACCAGTATGGCCTGTGTCATTCTGTCTCGTCAGGGTCATGTGCAATACCCTGCCATTCTTTGATTTTAAGTTCGTCTGCTGTGTCAAAGTCTACTTCTTCGGTCCATGCACTGACCCAACGACTGCCAGTCCACTTGCCTTGATGTTCCCAGTTTTTCTTACCAGCTGTTTTGATCATGTACACACCTTCGCGGACTGGCTTGATCTTTTTAGGAAACCATTCAGTCATGGTGTATTTGATATCATCCATGTTGGTATACTTTTCCCATGTGTTGCTATCTTTCACTAGATAGAACCCAAAGTCTGAACTCTTGCCGTCAGTGTTGCCACCGTTGTTGTCAATGCTTTCGCCGTCGTACTCAATGCCAGTGACCAGTTCTTCACCGTCGATTTCATCGTAGTTCAACATTACTTTGGTAATGTCAAACGGTTGCTTGAGTTCAATCTCACCTTCAAAGAACGTGCCTTTTTCATTACTACGTCCAATGAATACCACAGTGCCTTCAGGTTTCATTCCAATCCATACTTCGTCACCTGAGCTCCATTCTGCACTGTCGTCGCTGTAGCCATCAATGCCTTCTAGGCCTCGTTCGTACACAGTGTCACCGTTTTCGTCACTGACTTGCAGTGTGCCTGCGTTGCGACTAGTGCCATGTGCATGTGCCATGTCATCACAGTCATACCATGATCCAGGAGTGAATGGCCACATTTCTTCTGGGATATCGTTGTCTTCTGCATAGTCACTGTCCCACGCAAAGTCGCTTACATCTAGCCTACGACTTTTGAAATAGTCAAAGATCTTGCGATCCACAGTGCCCATGATAACTTCTCCGCCATACCCCCACATTTGTATAGTGTAGGTACGTGGTGTAAACTTTAACAGTTCAATGAGTGCTTCGTATTCGGGGTTAACAGGTTGTTCAACCGCCCCAAGGGATGTCTTCTTCTTTACCATGATAGTCCTTCTTAAGTGCTGATACTAGTTTACATTGTTCGTAGAGTTTTGTCAAGTCCACAGCGCCACCAACGCCATCTTGAGCATAGTAGTTCATGCCAACTGCCCAGGAACCCACAGTGTTTTGGTAAAGGTGAATGGCATAGTCTGAACTAACTTTCTTCCACCAAAGCTCTTCGGTGAGCATGCGATGCCACAGTGCAAAATCAAAACTTTGACTCATGTGTGTGCTTACGATAGTCGGTGCTCATACGCAACCACTGCTCGCCTTTGCCTTCAAGAATGTCCACCACACGATCAACTGTGCCATTGGTCCAGTCACTGATCTTGCCCATGTTGTTATGTGGCTTGCGAATCAACTTTTCCAACTTGGTAATAGCATCCTCTAGGCTCCAAGGAATGTAGAGCCTGGTGTGGTCATTACTAAAACTTTCAGGAAAACTACGGTAAGCAGGATAGAGAACATTACAGCCAAAAGTATCTGCTTCACTGACAGTGTTAGACACCCAGTCTTGTAACGCACAATTAAAAAGCACACGAGTATCATTAACGAGAGCATAGTAATCGTTCTTTTCTAGATCTTCATAGATTGTGAGCAAGCCACGTGCTTCAAGATCTCTTGTACGAGCCATGTAGCTGTCGTTGTTGCTCTTTAGCTTGGCACCACTGAACAGTGCAAACTCCAGACGTTCACCTGGATGACGCTCTGCCCACAGTTCAATCAAGTCCATGTAGAAGTCTGGTTGTTTCTCTTGATCCCAACGTGCGGCAAAACCCACACGAAATGCTCGCTGATCAAATGGCTTTAGGTCACCGGGCACACGCTCACGCACTTCATCTTTGCCAAATGCCAAGCCACTGATGTTATAGATAGGAGCAGTCCAACCAGCTACCTTCATGTGCATGACCATCTCTTCATTGGTGGCAAGAACAGCACCACCAGAGATTGTGACAATGTCATTGACCATGCGCTCATAGTCCATCATCCACTTGCCCATGCCCCACACATGCACAAAGTCATCTGGATCAATTGCCTGTGCCAAACAACGTACATAGATTCGAGGACGCAGTTCAGCAGGAACTTGATTGATGATATAGCCAAGACTTTCAAAGCCTGGTTGGAACATGTCTTCAAAGTAGATAACATCATCTGCGGTTACTTCACCTTGTTGCATCATACGAACCAAGTTCATCATCTGACTCATACCAAAGTAACTGCGACCGTGTGCATCCAGCACCTGACCCACAACAATCTGCTGACTGTTGTCTAGGGTCAAACCCGGCACATAGCTAACTTCTACGCCACGTTTCTCAAACACACGCTTGTTCCACTCTGTCAGTTGCAGAGTATAACGAGCCTTGTAAGACTCCAAGCCCATGTAGTAGAGTTTACGCATTGCGGCCACCAGCATAACGTGGGTTACGTGGTTTCCACTCCTTGCGTTCAAACTTGGGCTTGGTACCGTCACGCCATTGATCACGTGCCCACTTGCCGCGCTCTAATCTCAAGAACTCGCCGTATGCCACAGCTCGCTCGTTGTAGAGATCCTTCTCATCGTAGACATATCCGTAGTCTACACAAAATGTACGAAAACGCTCTAGGTCTTCGTAGATTTTATTAACCTCTGGCTTCATGGTGAGGTATTTAATAAGCCATTTAGGCTGGGCCATCTTGATGTCTCCTTAGACAGGGTGATAAAAGGTTGATTCGGGGGTGCGGGGATCGCGATAAGTGATAGCACAGCCATTCTCGCCGTCTTCGCTTACTTCGATAATAACATGTCTACCTGGGTAGCGCAAGTTAATTTGAATATACAAGTCATCTGCAATCATCTCGCATGACTTGTAGTCTAGTGCAAGAGTACCTTTGGCATAAAGGCTTTCGCACCAGCGTTTGAAAAGAATAAATTCAATATCGCGATCATTGTGGAACACAGATATTGCTACTCTAAAATGGAAAATGTGTCTATGTGGATGACCAAGGAATGCAACGTCTGCTAGCAATGGGTCAGTAAGTGCCGCAGGATACTTGTGGATACCTTCTTTTTGCCAAGTGACCCAAACCAGTCGTTCAGCTACTTCTCGGTTGATATCTGTTTGTGTTCTGTCAATTTGAGTTGTCATGTAATAATCTCGTCTTGTGTGTATTTAGACCAGTCAGTGAACACGCTACGATTTTGTAGATCATGTAAGCTGTGACACCATACACCTGGGTTAGTTGCTTCAAAGTCTTTGTCGTCAATCTTGATAGTGGTGTTGTAGTTGTATAGTTTAGCGTAAGGTAATTTTACACTAATCATTGGAATAAAGCGATCGTGATCCACAAGAGATCCTTCCAAAAGGCCTTCTGCTGAACAAACGTCCACGTCCAGAGTACACCATGCACCGTGCATCAAGCACACGCCAATCATTGTTTCCCACTCGGTCCATACTCCGCTATCGTTGATGCCCGGATTAGGAAAACTTTGATTGGCACCAAAGTAGATATGATCACAGTTGTTCTTTTGCGCCAGGCCCACAACCCGTGTGGGATCTTGTACACCAACTACAAACAGTGTGCGCTTGCCAAATGCAGGTGAGTGTTCCACTTCTGTGCCAATAAAGAAGTTTGCATCTTCGTGCCCAGGTCTAATCATTTGTTTCTTTCTCTGACTGTTCGCGGAGTTCGCGTAGTTGGTCTTTCAATTGTAACTTCTGTTTCTTGATTTCCGCAACCTTGATTTCGTCCACATGAGGATGTTTTTGCATCTTACCCAGTTGTTTTTCCAAAAGATGGTGAGAATGCTCTAAAAATGCAATACGTTCTGCATGAGTCATAGTTGGATCCTTTATTCAAATAAGTTGGTGTCTAGTACTACTACCGGTTTTTCTTTTTTCTCTTTGGGAGCATCAGGAGTTGCAACAATTTCAAGATGCTTGTTTGCCTGGCTGTGTGCGTTCATGGTCTTCTCGCCTTTGAATCCACGTGTGCCAACAATTTGATTCCAGTAGCCAGTTTTACCTGCGTACTTGGGATCTTCAATTATGGCCATTGCACTAGCACGATCTGGCGCGGCAAAGATACGTTCCACAATGTCTTCAAAAAACTCATAGTCACCACCATCATGTCGCATCATGGCAGGATGTGCGCCAGAGTCAAACTCACGATTGGCACGTTGTACTGCTTCGATGTGCATCCAAACATTATGACCCATGAGCAGTGCATATGAGAAACTATCCCACGATGTCTTGCCTTCTTTGCCAATCTTGTTTAGGTCACCAGGCTTGTACACACAGATGTCTTTGATCTGTAGATGCTTGCTTACAGGACTTTCATCAAAGTGGTCCCAGTAGCCGTCCTGCATGGTAACATCTCTGTAGCTTCGCGTGTCCAGGGAATACTTCTTGTCGTCTGCACTGGGACTCATACGATAGCACCACTTGTCATCATGTGGCAAGTCAATGTGATGATACACTTGTCCGTTTGCTGTGGCCAAGAAAGGACTTGCACAGTCAAAGCTGATGGTAAAGTTGGGATTCACGTGCTTGCGAACAGCACGTTGAATAACAGTCAGCAACACTGCCCACTCTAGTTTGCTTGTGCCCAAGAAGTGCATCCAGTCGTGAATGCCTGGTTGCAACAAGTTATCGTAACGCAACGCCACCAATCTAGTCAGCACCAGTTGCACGTCACACATGTTTTGTCCACCCATCGACCACCCATCAAAGTGTGTGTCTGGATACTTCACAGGATCACAATAATCTTTCATGATCTGATACCAAGCTTCTGCACTCTCATGATTGTCACCTTGCAACACGTTCAAGATCTTGGTGCCACCATTCTTAACACCCTTGCGGTGTTTCATGAAGTATTCGTTGTTGTACTTGGTAGCCGCAACTGCTTCAGGTAGTGTGGTAATTTGACAGGCACGGCTGGCTTTTTTGTCATGGATAACCCAGGTTGGGATATCTAGTGTCATAGAGTAGTCTGCAATACCGTCCAACCATTTGAGAATAGATTCACGCTTCTTCTGTGCTTTAGGGCATCCTGAATTGGCTTTCCAGTCGCCTTCCCACAAGCCCTTGGCAATCTGGAATCCACCCGAGTCACCTAGCATGAACGTACCTGGCTCTCGAGCTCGGACCATGTCTTCTGACCAGTCCTGCTTGTTGAGATCCAAATTGGCATGACCACCTGAATACAAACTCCACTTGTATGGAAACAATGCTTTAGAA